CCAGTTAGGGAGGGACCTCAAATCTCTCTCTATTGTAAGTATGTTTCTTTTGGGAGCCAACCCATTCAGCTAAAAGCGATGACCTAGGCAGTCATCTATTAGCGAGATTCCTATTCTTGCAGAGTAGTTATAACCGTAAAGAGTGATTAGCTATACTAATCGGCATTGACAGATTACATTAAGGTGCGAGACAAGCACTAAGATGTGGATAAGAGAAGAACCCGAAAGGGATAATGTCTTCAAAGGTCTGTTACAAAAGGTATAATCTCAACCTTTTATTTTAATTCTAATCTAAATACTATAAGGAGCAGAATTTGCGGTTTGAGTACATCTATTCCACCTAGTGTCCAAAGCTAACCGGAATAACTCCAGAGGGCGGGCAACTGTACCCAAGAGCAATATCTGGCAAGATGTACTACGCTCCTTTATTAAACTGATAATTATGATACTAAAAAATGTTGATTTAAGAATACAAGTAGAGGATATTCTCTATGAACTATTTATAAAAGATGAGTGCTCTCAACACATGGAATTTGATGAGTTTGAAGAGTACTGTATTAAGAATAAAAAATGGAACACTGATACTGAGAGATTTAAAGCATATAGCAAAATATGGGGACTCCAGGATTTTACAAGGGGGAAAACTTATAATGCAGCTTATGATGCTTTATTAGACTATTTTAGGAAAACTGAAAATAAATTTGAGGGTGTAATCCAACGTTTTGGTCTATATAAAGACAGAGACCAGAAATTTATTCATTTTCCTAAAACAGAGGAAAACTTAAGTGTGGTAGTAGAAATCACTTGTAATGATAGATGGTCAAGGAATGGTCGTATACTATTTAATAAGAGGTTTCCTAGGAAAGTACAATTGCATTGTCGTTTATGTCCTTATGAGGGAGCTCCAGAGGATGCAATATATATGGTATTTCAAAATCCGGAAGATTTTAATAAGTATATTTACCATAAAAAGAGAGGTGCGTGGGAGGACAAAGTAGATAAGTATTATGTACATGCATAAAGTGGAATTTGATGCATCATTCCACTACAAGTAACTCCTGAGCTCCAAAGGGGAGGGAGTTACTTATCTTATTGCGAGATAGAGCAGTCTGGTAGCTCGTTGGGCTCATAACCCAAAGGTCGGAGGTTCAAATCCTTCTCTCGCATCCAATAAAAGGGAGGAACGCTGCTATGGACGCATAGCTTATCTTACGAGGATCAGGTTTAGTACTCCCTTTTACAAGCACAAGCATAGTTCAATCTATATTCACCTGATACGTCACGTGGGATGGTGGGTATAGATTCTATGCTTATAACTACCAAGTCCTAAAGTTAATTCTTTAGGCGATTATGGGAAGGTTTGGTAGTTTTCCCTCTGCTATGCAAATTAAACTACCTTTTTTAATACTAACTAATACATTTAAATATGAATAAACATTATCCTGTTGCTAGAAAGTTGTTTTTCTTTAATCCTTCTGTATCTCCTCTTGTTTTCTTTAAGGGGTACTGGTCTAAAATCTTTATGGGGTTTAGATTTAAACACGAAAAATTTAATATAAATCTGGAAAAAGGAAAAGGACGTACCTTTATCTATAGATTATACTTAGGATTTATTATGTTTTCAGTTTTTTGTGTTATAGATAAATAAAGGATTCTTTGCAAATACAGATAAAGAATCTTATATTAGAAATCAGAGAACTAATCTCTATAATAATCATTGACTATGACTACTAAAAAAAGAGTGAATTACAGAAATTTGATGGAAATCAGTAAAGAACTTAATGACATAGATTTACAACTAAAAGAAATAAATAGAATAGGCAAAGAACTTTGTAATAAAAAGGATATAAAATCCTATACTCTTGAATGTTTTTTTCACATAGTAGATTCTAAATCATTAGAAAAGGAAAAAACTTTTACTGTAAATAAAATTAAACAAGAGCTTGGAGAGGACCATGATATAGATGGACACGTATTAACACCAGGAATACCTCCAATGTTGATAGATAGAATTACAGAAAAACATACTATTGAATTAGGTAGTAAGCTTCCTTTAAGACAATTTATGGCTATGATAGATGCTTATGTAAATGCTCTTGAGTCTCGTAAACAAATTCTAAAAAGGAGACTATCTAATATATTTCCAAATTGTATCTAATGTTTCTGTTAATAGAAAATTAGATATGGTGTTTCTTAATTATCAGTTGGGAAACAAAGGGGGGACTTTGGCCAAGTTCTCCCTGGTTAATGTAGCTTACCATATGACGCACTAATTAAGTAATTAAATAATTACCATCAGGTAGTGTAAATATCGTAAACGTGTTGCAAGCCCGTGTAAATACAGAGCAACCTAAATCAATTAATTAATAATCTTAAAACTATTACAGTCATGGAAAAGACAGTAAAGACATTAAGTAAAGGGGAAACACTATTAGTCCAGGCTCGTGGTGTTAAAGATGGAAAAGTGCAATTAGAATTTGCAGAATTCATCAACAATCCTACAGCTAAACAAAGCCGTAGTAAAACCTCGAAGGCAAATAAAAGTGATAAAAGATTTGCCGGAGCATCTCCACGAAGGGGATGGTTAACTGGAGAACCTCAAGACCTGAAGGATATGTTCGGTCATCTTGGGGAAAAGTGTGATTTCACAAGTGAAACTGGAAAACCTCTTGCAAAAGACCAGATTGTAGAACTAAACGTTCTCAATCCTACTGATGCAACAGAGAATAATGAAAGGTGTCACATTGAAATCACGGAAACCATCAAGCCTGATGAGTGGCAGAAGGACAATAAGGATAAAGCTGCCAAAAGACGTGGTGCTGATGGGGATTTTATCTTTTGTGGCGGAAAACATATCTATACTAACATAGATATTGTTGGAGAGGATGTAAGACATACATTCCTTGAAAGTGACTCTGATGATGTTCCTAGTGAGCCTGCAGTGGAAACTGCACAAGTAGTTGAAGACGAACTACCTGCGTAATCACAGTTTGATACTTTATAAAGTGGGTAGGGATTAATTTCCCTACCCCTTTATTATTATACATAGAGTATTTAAATTTTTTTTAGAGTGGTTACGTATTTATAAAGGGCAATAGTGGATGATAACTATAATTTCTTTTAGATGATATATTTGGTTACTACAGATAAGGAACATTATCAGTTTGATGAGAGTTCCGATATCAAATTTGCAGAACCCCAGGATTTGTTAGATTACATATCAGATAAGGCACAGCTCTCTGTAGATACTGAAACTACAGGGTTAGATTGCCATACAGATAGTTTAATCTGTTTACAAATAGGGGATTATGAGAACCAATACATAGTAGACTGCCAAAAAGTTAAAATTAAATTGTTCCAGGAGGATTTGGAATCCAAGATTTTAATAATGCAGAATGCAAAATTTGATTTAAAGTTTTTTTACAAGCAGGGGATATTTCCTACCAAGATATATGATACATATTTAGCAGAATGTGTATTAAATATGGGTAAAGTAAATATTAAGAAAGGGTTAGATACCCTTGCCTTTGTATATTGTAATGTTGTATTAAATAAAGACATAAGAAAAGACATTAAAAGGGAAAGATTATCTGAAAGGGTAGTAAAGTATTCTGCAGATGATATCAAATTTCTAGAAATCATAAAAGAAAAACAAAAGGAAAAGTTAGATAAGTATAATTTGCATCTTGCTCTCTCTTTAGATAATAAATTTGTGAGGGCATTAGCCTATGTAGAATTTTGTGGATTTAAATTAGATATTGAAAAGTGGAAATCTAAAATGCAATGGGATTTGGATACATTGGAAGATTCTAAACAGGCTCTTGATAATTTTATATTGGATAATCCTGAGAAGATGAGTAAATATATTGAATCTCAATTAGATTTATTTGATACTGGTCAGAAATGTGCTATTAATTGGAATAGTGAAAAACAAGTTATTCCATTAATGAAAGAACTGGGAGTAAATACCACTATTAAAGATAAGCATACTGGTAAACTTAAAGAAAGTGTAGATGCTACTGTACTATTAGGACAAATAAGCAAACACTATCTTGTAAAAGAGTATATGAATTACAAGAAATGGGTTAAGGTAGTCACTGCTTTTGGAGAGAGTGTTCTTAAACAAGCACGTCCAAATACACACAGAGTACATACTCAGTATAGACAGCTTTTAGATACAGGAAGAATGTCCTGTGGGGGTAGAGATAAAATAAATAACCTTCACTTTGTTAATTTACAACAAATCCCTGCAGATAAAAGTCATAGAGATTGTTTTATACCTGAAAAAGGGAATAAAATGATTGTTGCTGACTATAGTGGTCAGGAATCAGTTGTATTTGCAAATTTCAGTAAGGACCCAGATATTATATCTTTTTATCAGAAAGGATTAGCAGATATGCACAGCTTTGTGGCTCAGAAGATATACCCAGAGTTAAAGGATTTGGATTTAGTTCAAATAAAAGGAAGACATAAAGACAAAAGACAGAATGCTAAAGCTGCTGGATTTGCAATTCAGTATGGAGGTGTAGGTAAAACTATTGCTACTAATTTGGGGCTAACAGATAAGGAAGGAGAACAGATATATGAAAGTTACTTCAAAGCTTTTCCAGGAGTAAAGAAATACTTTGCTATTTGTAAAAACAATGCTCTTTCTAAAGGATACATAGAGCTTAATAAAGTATCCTATCGGAAATCATTCATATCTTTTTTTGATAAATATAAAGAGGTTGAAAAAAGAGTGAAAGAAAAGGGATTTTGGGATAAATATAGGGAACATAAGCAGAACAGAGATTCTCAATTTACATATGTTTATGGACCTCTTGTAAGGGATTATTTTAAGTTAAGAGGTAACATAGAAAGAAAATCTCTTAATTATCCTATCCAGGGTAGTTCAGCAGAGATAACTAAGTACGGAGCTTCTTTATTCTTTGATTATTTATTAGAGGAAAATTTGATACCAGATGTAAAGATATGTAATATCGTTCACGATGAAATTGTTATTGAATGCCATAAGGCACTTGCAGAGGATCTGGCACAGACATTAAAAGAGTGTATGGAAAAGGCTGGAAAACCTTTTTGTGAGATAGTTCCTTTAAAAGCAGAACCTTGTATCACAGACCATTGGGAACATTAAAATGAAAGAAGATGAATATTTACGAAATAATAGGGCAATTAACTGCTTGGCATACAAATAAATTAACAGGGCTTAAGATGGATGAAATAAAATCTGTAGAGCCTACAGAGGGAGCTTTTAAAATAAATTTGAATAATGGGAATGCCATACAAATAGTGCACCTCAACATAACAGAAATAAAAATCAATAAAACTTAAAAAAATGATAAGTAAAATTTTAACAATAGTAGGGTATATTACCCTGACAGTATCTATGATATCTTTGGTAGGATTTTTAATTACATATTCTGATCCTGCTTTGAATACATTTGGTAGAATAACTCTAGGAGCAATGTCCTTTGGATTATATTTAACTATAATTTCTTTAATTAGGAGTGAAACTTCTGACTTATTTAAAAAAGAAAAAAAGGCATCAGAATTTCCGTATAAGGATATCAAAATATGAAGCTTCTTAAAAATGAATGGGGGATAAGAGAAATATCTTTACCCACTGCTGCTGAATTTACAGAAAGATGGCACTATGCTAATGGAGCAGGTAAGCTTGCCCATAAATGCTTTGGGTTATTTTATAAAGGAGACCCAAAAACTCTTCATGGAGTAGCAGTATGGAATGCTCCGGCATTAGGAGCTGCTAAGTCAGTTAATGAAGTTCATCAAGCGGTCTTAGGATTAAGTAGGTTTTGTCTGGTAGAAGGTAGACCAGAGAATGCAGGATCTTTTTTGATTGCACGAAGTATTAAGGTTCTTGATAAGAGAAGATGGCAAACATTACTTACTTATGCAGATACAGCAGAGAACCATAATGGAGGACTGTATAGAGCTTCAAATTGGACCTATCAAGGATTAACTAAAAAGAATCCCAGGTATTGGGACCCTGTTAATAATAAGATGGTTTCTAAGAAACAAGGACCTAATAATTATAACAAGACCCAAATGATTGAGAAGGGATATGAGTTTAAAGGCAATTTTGCTAAACATAAATTCATATACCCTTTAAAGAGAAGAGGATTATTTAGCCAGTCTGCAGCACAGCAATTAGAATTAAACTTTACTGAGAAAGGTAAAATAGTAATTAATAATGTATGTATTAATAGAAGACAATGAAGTACGTAATCCTGACACCCTAGAGCTATTAGGATATAGTTTTAAGGTTGATGAGGTTAGGTATTTCATGTCTATAAATCAAATTGAAAATGGCGGAATTACATGAAACAATGTACGGGAAAAAGCTTTTAGAAGGCGATATTCCTAGTATGGCATCCTCACTGAAAAGAATTGCAGATGCTTTAGAAGATATGAATGAGCTAAATGCTAAAAAAGCAACAGGACAGTATCAGGAAAAGTTCCTGATGACCACTCATACTCACCAAGGTAAAATAAGCAGGATATTGAATACTATAAAGAATTCAACTGCAGAAGATTTACAGGGAGTAATATCTGCAATAGAACAAGATGAACTTGGAGATTCGCAGATGAGAAATTAAATAAATTATTAACAATTCCCTTAAAAACTTATACTATGAAAACACAAGTGATAGATAAGAAAAAAACTGAGGTACAGAAAAAAGCCCTTACTGCATGGATAAATGCTGGTAAGAGGGGAACAATAGAAATTATTACCGGATTAGGTAAGAATAGAATTGCATTAGAGGCTGCAAAATTAGAAAGCAAAAGTGCAAAGATATTGTTTCTGGCTGAAGTTACAGATAGAGAGCGAGAGCTTAGAATAGAGCAAGAAAAATGGGCAAAGGACTTAAATGTAGAGATTGAGTTTGCTTGCTACCAGACCGTTTACAAATGGTTTGGAAAAACATTTGACTTAGTAATTGCAGATGAAATACATGATAGTTTAACTAAAGAATATAGTAAGTTTTATAAAAACAATACTATTAAACATATCATAGGATTATCTGCTACTATTGATGAAAATGCAGAGGTGGAAACTGAAGATGAATTAGATTTCCTTACTAAAGGTGAAATTCTTAAGGATATAGCTCCTGTTTGTTTTACTTATGGACTAGATAAAGGCCAAAAAGATGGTACTTCTAGGAAATTAGATATTTATGTCATATCTCATAAATTGGATATGCATAAGAAAAACATTCAGGCGGGTAATAAGACTAAAGTATTTTACCAAACAGAGTGGGGAGCTTATAATTATAAAGACAGTCAGTTTAAGAAAGCTCTCTTTGCTCCAGAAGCTATAAGGTCATTCAGAATTAGAGTTACCTCTGCAGCAAGAGCAAAACTTTTATACAACTTACCTAGTAAAGTAATAACTACTAAGGAGTTAATAAAAGGAATTAAAGGAAGGACTATTATTTTTGGCAATAGTCTTGATGCTCTTAGTCAAGTTACTCCTAATGTTATCAGTTCTCATAATACAGCTAAGCAAAATGAAGCTATTAGAGATTCGTTTGAAGCTAAAGAGACTAATATCATTGCTGCTTTTAAAAAATTAAAGCAAGGAGCTAATCTCACAGACCTGGATAATTGTATCATAATGTCCTATTATTCAAAGGAAAAAGATTTAATCCAGAGAATAGGGAGATTAAGAGATAATGGAGAAGTGGGAAGAATCTTTATCCTGGTGACTTTTGGTACTCAGGAAGTAAAGTGGTTTGACTCTATGTTTGAGAACGTAGAAAGTTTAAATATCATCAATTGCAATGGGGTTGCGGATTGTCTTGATAAACTTTCTCAATGATAGAACCCTTATCAAGGAAAGTACTTAAAGACCTTGATTTTATACGGGAGCTAGTAGAATTTGAGTTAGGATATACTGTAAGAGGCAAGGAAAGACATCCTAAACTAATGATGGCCCAAAGATTATTTATTAATCTTATTGATCTTAAATATGGGATTGATAAATCTTCTAGGGAGAAATTAGTTAATAGACCCCAACTTGCTTTTTATATGGGATACGATAGTTATGTATCTATAAATCATTTTCTTTTCAATTTCAATTACTTTTTAAATCATTATCCTGAACTAGAGGAAAAATGGATTATCCTTAGCAATTTATTAACGGATGATAGTTTTCCTGCTGTAAAATATCTTCAGCAAGGTAAGCAGGAAATGCTTTCTAAAGTAAAAAGTTTAGATAAGAAAATAACTAAATTCAAAAGAGATGGAGAAAAAAAACTCAAAGAAGAATCAGAAAAAGACTGTAGCGAAAGTTACGCTAATTTCTGGTGAGAAATTTAATGTAAATAGGCAATTAAAGGGGAGGGAAAAAGAAGAACAAATAGACCAACAAATTAAAGAATTTGAAGAGCAATCTCTGGATGGAGAAATAGGCTTGATGTTGAAGAATTCTTTTGGTTCTTAAGGTTTAATTTGTTATATTCGTTTTCCCTTCCCTCTAAGGGCCAGCAACACAGAAAAATGGAGTTAGATATTCGTAAATTGGAGGAGCATAAGCTCACTCCGGATGAGTTTGTTTTCCTACATTTTTTAGTTTATCCTTCAACTACTTCAGTCTTAGGGATGTTAGTAGTTGATTATGATAAGCTAGAAAAGAAAGCACTCATTAAAATAGGTCCAGATGAGACATATTATTCTCGTAAGGCTGCTATTAATTTAGTATCCGTAGAGGAAAGGATAAGTAAGGACCAAAAACCAGATACCCCAAAAGAACAGCCTGTTAGAAATGATAATCTTATAGATTCTGTTCGTGATTGGATACCAGATTGGAGGACTTTATTTCCACTGGGAGTAAAGACAGGAGGATATTCTGTAAGAGGTACTAGGGGAGGTTGTATTAAGAAAATGAAATCTTTTATTAGAAAACATCCTAAAGTTACCAAAGAACAAATCTTTGAAGCTACAAGGAAATATATTTCAGAAAAACAAATAGCCAATTTTGCATATATGAAAATAGCAGACTATTTCATAGAAAAAGAAGGAGGCTCTTTGTTGGAGGAATATGTAGAAGGATTGAAATCTCCTTCTCAACAAGATTTAATTTTTCCTAATGTACAACTTAATACTGGAGATTTAACAGATGATATTTAATGATGTAATTGCCGATATAGATAGGGGGATGTTGGGCCTTAATAAAGGACTCCCCATGGGATTTGACCGTTTAGTGTCTTATATTCCAGGAATACAACAGGGAACCTACTATTTAATAGGAGGTGAAACAGGCAGTGGAAAAACAGCTTTTACAGATGATGCTTTCTTATTTAATCCCTATGATTGGTATAAATCCAATCCAAATTCAGGGATAGATTTGAGAATCTTTTATTGGTCGTTGGAAATAGATAAAAATATAAAAATAACCAAGGCAATTTGTAGAAAGATATATATGGAGTATGGATTTTTGACAGATGTTAATTTTGTTCTTTCCAGAGGGAAACATAGAATTAGCCAAGAGGTATATGAACTTGTCAAATCTACCAAACAATATTTTTGTGAAATGGAAGATGTACTAACAGTCTTTGATGGGGCTCAAAATCCTACAGGGATAAATAAGTATATGTTTCAGTTTGCAAAGGACAATGGAGATATTATTTACAAAAGAGAAAGGTCAGGCAAAGAAATCCTGAACATCTTTGATAAGTATATTCCTCACAATCCAGACCAGTATATTTTAATTATAATAGACCATATAGCCCTAATGAAAAAAGAAAGGGGATTTGGTACTAAAGATAATATAGATAAAATGAGTGAATATCTCATACCTCTCCGGAATAATTTTAAATTTATTCCAGTAGTAGTACAACAACTTAGTAGAAGTATTAGTACTACTGACAGATTTAAACTTGATAGAGTAGAGCCCCAGCTGTCTGATTTCAAAGACACTGGAAATACTCAACAAGATGCTAATATTATAATGGCTTTGTTTTCACCTAGAAAATACGAAATACCAAATTTTAGAGGATATGACGTTCAAAAATTGAAGGATAGATTTAGAAGCCTATCAGTCTTGAAAAATAGAGATGGAGCTTCAGATATCAGAATAGGACTTCAGTTTGTTGGCGAAGTAGGACATTTTCAAGAGATACCAAAAGTATCTGAGTTGAAAGAAAATCCCGCTCTTTATGAGCAAATAATTAACTTAAAGTATCACCCTTAAAACATATAATATGGGTAGATTAATTGGAGTAGTAGGTAAGTCCGGGAGTGGAAAAACCACAGGCCTGAGAAATATGCCTCCTAAGGAGACAGTGCTGGTTCTGCCTAACCAGAAAATTCAATTACCTTTTCCGGGTAGTAAAAAAAACTTTGTTAAGTATGACAGAGAATCAAAAAAGGGCAATGTGATTATAACAAGTAGTTTGAATCATATTCCTTCTATCATTAAAGAGGTGGAATCTATATCCCATGTGAAATATATGGTCATAGAAGATTTTACTCATTTCTTTAATAGCCGTACTCAGAGTGAAGCCTTTAGAGGTCTTGCATCAGGGAATGCTGCTTTTAAGAAATGGGCAGATTTAGCTGCAGATGTTTATAATTCTGTATTTAGAATTGATGACCTTAGAGATGATTTTACTTTGATTCTACATTTTCATCCTGAAGAAGTAGATACTATGGAGGGTATAAGATATCAAATTAAAACTCCAGGAAAGTTGCTGGACAGAGATATTGATATACCTTCTTACTTTACGTATTTACTGTATACCAAAGTTTTACCTCCTCAAAAGGATTTGTTAATGGAGGATAGATATAAATATATCACTAATGATGATGGTTCCAGACCTGCAAAGACCCCTATGGGATGTTTTGAAATAATGGTTCCTAATGATATGTTTCCAATCATCCAAGCTATTGACAAGTATGAACTTGGGGAATAATTAATTAATGTTTAACTCAAAAAATTAAAAAAATGAGTGGATTTAGTACTAAAGGCCGTGTGGTTGAAGAAAAAGAATTTGTTTCTCAATATCTTAAACCAGGTATTCATGTTGCCAAAATTACACAAGTGGAATCTGTTAAATCAACTTCTAAAGGGACTCCAGGTGTAAAATTCTATTTTGAAGGTAAACCTCAGAAAGAATTAGATGGTAAAGGTCAAACAGCAGACCATACTTATTGGATGACTCCTAAAACAGAAGAAGCAATTCTAGATAGGTTTATCATTATCTCTGATAAACTAGGACTTAGAGATAAGCTAGATATGGGCACTAAAGACCTTCCAGATGGAGACCACGAAGCACTTGCAAAAGCCCTTTCTGGTATCTTTTCAGGATCTGCAGCTAGATGGAAATTTAAAGGAGTAGAGATTGAAGGTAAAATGTCTGATACTGGGGAAAAGAAAAATAACTGGTTTAAATCAGAGCTAGCTTTTTATAAATTTGTTGAAGAATTAGCAGTACCCTCAGAAGATTCTACCTTAAAATTTGACGAAAATAATGTCAGAGATATGGTAAGATTACAACCTACGGATACTGAAACTTCCTCTAATGGTAGTGCTACAGCCTCTGCTACTGATGCAGATGCTGCTTGGGATTAATAAATAAATTACAATGTTGTTTGAAACTGAAGGACGTTTACCTAAAGAAGATTTAAATCCTTCTACTATTCTGTCCAGGGTTTCAGAACTTGATATTTTTCATTATTATATTTCAACATTCAAGCGTGTAGGGGCAGCATTCTGTTCTGAATTAAGACGGGATAAAGCCCCTTCATGCACTATTTACACTACAGCTTCAGGAAAAGCTATTTACAAAGATTTTGCTACTGGAGATTCTTTGAATTGTTTTCAGTATGTGATGGCTAAGTATGGATGTGATTTTAATATCTGTCTTAGAAAGATAGCTAATGATATTTTGAAGCTTTCAGATGGTAAATATCTTCCGGCTAAACTTCCGGAAGAGTCTGTGAAGAGTAATAATGAGAAAGTTCAAACCCAAATAGGGATTGTATCTGTTCCTCTATCTGCGGAAGGAGAGCAATATTGGGCCCAGTATGGAGTAACTTCTGATATATTAGATTTGTATAATGTAAAAGAGATAGCTCATTTTAGAGTAAAAGGATATCCGGTACAAATAACTAAAGCAGAAAAATATGCTTTTGCTTATTGTTTTGGAAACTATAGATATAAGATAGTTAGGCCAAATATAATGGATATCAACAGGAAATGGGTATCAAATGTTTCTTTTAAAATTGTACAAGGATTACCAGCTATACCTTTAAAAGGTAATTTGTTGGTAATTACAAAAGCCCTAAAGGATGTAATGACACTCCGTTCTTTAGGAGTGGATGCTATTGCACCCCAATCAGAAAATACCCAGCTCCCTAAAAGAATTATTGAATTAATAAAACAGAGATATACTTTCCCTGTTATTTATTATGACAATGATTCTCCAGGAATTAAGGCTGCCCAATCTCATTCTTTACTATATGGTATGGAGTATATTCATAATTCTAAGGATTTACCTAAGGATGCTTCAGACCTATATAAAGAAAGAGGGAGGGAAGTATTTACTAAAATCCTTGCTAAACTATTAGAGAATGTCGGATATGATTTTTATTCCAGGAAATGTGCCCTCTCTGAAGAACAGCAAGATAAAGACCAGCAGGGGGATATTCCCTTCTAGGACAGTAGTTAAATATCTTAGAGGACTAGGAATTAAAGGATACTCTGTAAGGAGTAAGGAGGTCAAAGAGTATGTCAACAAGCCCAATCAATTTGAAGAGTTAAAAGCTAAATGGCTATCTATGGTAGGAGATAAATCTCCTCCTTATGTAGTACAATTTCATTTTGTTAGAGGGAGTAGACATAAATTTGATTTTCACAATGCTGTTCAAATTATAGCAGACCTCATGGTAGCCCATGATTTTATTTCAGATGATGATATGGATTGTTTTATACCCGTTCCTTTTCTGAGAAAAAAGCAATGGTATAGCTATAATAAAACCAAACCGGGAGTTTATGTAAAAATCTCCTGATTATTAATTATTAACACTTATAACGCATGTCTATAAGAACTATTACCGTTCATTCTCCGCAAAGTGCGGGAGATGAGCAATACATTGAAACAGATGTTCAAACTTGGGGAGACCTAAAACCTCTCATAACTAATTTTTCAACCAATAACATTAGAGCAGTGGTAAGGGATACCAGAAACAGTCTGGAATCTAACCAAGCCCTATTGCCGGAGGGAGAATTCACTTTATTTCTTTATCATAAACAAGTCAAATCAGGAATAGCTAATAATATAGAAGATATCTATACTCGAATGACTTTAGGAGAGCTTAGAAAAGTAATTAGAAAAAGGAAAGCTATGCGTACTGAGAGCAGAGATCCTTCAGTTCTAAGGTATAAAATTCGAGCTTATGATAAGAAACACGGAGTTGACAATTCTTTGTTAATAGTGTCCAAAGAAGATCTTAAAGCAGACACTACTCAAAGTTTAGCTAATAGTGAGCCTGTTGTTTCTACTGCTAGTAGTGATCAGTATAGAGAAAATAATCAAAATGATGCTATTATAACTGCTATTAAAGAGCTTCAAGACAATTTTAATAATGCTTTTAATGTGACTATCAGAAGGATTCAAAAGGGAGGAATTTCTAGGGCTGTATTAGACCAAGAAGCAGAAGCAGTTCGTAGAGAAGTAGAAGATGGTACCATATAGTAAATTTTAATTCAAAGGGGGAGAAATTAGTCTCTCCCTTTATTTTTTTTTAATTATGACAACAATGAAGCTAAAATCTAGTACTATAGGAGAAGATTCTTATGAAAATAACAAAGACTATAACCCTACAAGAATATGTACTGTAGATTCAAGAAGAGTAATTCATAGAATGCAAACTAACTTCCATATTCCTGCGGGATCTATTCTAAAATTTGTTGACTATACATCTCCGGAAGGATTAATAAGATCGTTGCCTCCAGTATTGCAAAATACTTCAAGAGCAGCTCCTTATGGAACTTGTACTACATCTATACAGATAGAAGATGAACTTGGAAAGTATTATTCAGTATATTTTGAAGGAGAGTGTATTTCATTAAGTGGATATAACATTAGGTTAGTAACTAAAAAGAATGAAAAGAGAGTTCTAGACTATTATAAGCAAATAGTTCTCAAGACAGAGAAGGATATGAATCTTGTGAAAAGACTAGAAATAGCTCTTGAAGCTGTCTTTCCAGGAAATTGGGAAATACAAAGAAATTGTCCTAAGCAAAAACTATATGTAGTTACTTATGACATTACCATAAGATTTCCTGAATTTGAAATTACTAATGGAAGAATATCTCATACTATTAAAGATTTGTATGTAAAATTTACTGTAGACGTAGAAGGAAAACTTAAACACAGAATCTCAGGTAAGAGAGGGACTATTTCTTATAGAGAAGCTTTATCTGGATATAGACATTCTCATCTTCCTTCTAGCACCAAGATGAAGCTCTTGGTAACTGGTAAGAGTACAGGAAGAACTTGTGTTGATAGTGGGTATGAACCTTTTTGTACTGGAAATACGGACTTTTCTAGGATGATGAATACATGGCGACGTGAAAAATTTTCTCCTATTTCCTTTGAGTTATTTCTTTATCAATTAGATGCTTATGTAAAATGGGAATCTCTAGGAGGAGGTCCTCATATTAGGATGTCTAGTATCACAGATGCTGGAGGAACTCCCATATGGTTAGGCAATAATATACTAGAGAGAGGATTTGATTGGTTTATTAGAAATATATCCTCTTTTAAATGCCACTTTAATAAAGAAGATGGAAAATTTGCAGTGAGTTTTAAAGAACTGGAAAAGTTACTTAATAGTTCAGATTTACTGAGAGTTCGTAAACTTCCTTCTGGAGACTATTTATATTCTCAAGCTACTCCAGCTTCTATAAGATGGTCTATAGAAACATGGAATAAAACCCTCTCTCAAACTAAATTAGGTTACCAATTTAAAGGTAAGAATATAGATTTGAGAGTGGAAAAGTTTGGATCAGAACAAAAGGAGGATACTGCTATAAAATTAGTTCCTCATCCAAACATAACTAACTATGTACAACGTGAATTAACTACAGAAATGAATTATTATTTTACTAAAAATTATGGCAAATAAAAAGAAGAATAAAAAAGAGAAGGAAACGGTTAAAGAAGTTAAACCGGAGTACTCAATATTGTTAAGTAGTGAAAAAGGAAAGCTTACAATATCTACTGAGCTAGAAAAGCAAATAAATTTTTTGCATGCTCATTGTGGAGCTAAAGAATGGTCAGGAGTTCTACTTTATAAGATAGATAAAGGAGATCTGGACGATATAAGTTCTTTAGAAATAACTGCTTTATGTATGTATCCTATGGATATAGGAACTCCTGGATATACAGAATATAACTTCAATGAAGATAATATTTTGGATATGCATGATTATTATCCACAAATAATGAAGGATAAATGGAGGGAAGGACATATTCATACTCATCATAATATGAAAGCATACTTCTCGGGGACTGATGAAGAGGAATTGACGGATAATACCCCAAACCATGCCTATTATTTATCTCTAATAGTAAACTTTGCGAAGAACTATGTAGCCAGATTGTGTGTAGTAGGAGAAAGAAAACTTGAGGGAAATTCTCATGTTTCCTTTAAAAATGTGTCTGGAGATGATACTTATTCTCGAACAGAAATTTCTTCTAAAAAAGAAGTAGTGTATTGTATTGATATGGAGATAGAAAAAGAAGAGGATTCTTTTTATGGGGAAATTGAGAAATTAGAGGCTAGAAAGGAAAAGGAGAAAAGGAAGATAAGTCCTGTTTATGGTAATCAGACTACAATATTTCCAAAGATGCCTGAGGAAACAATAGAGTTGCGGGATGTACAGACGTTGAATAATCAAGAGTATTCTTCAGAGGATGAGTATGGAGATTTAATTAAAGATTTTCTATATAAGTTAATCTGTCTAGATACCCAAGCATCAGGGCATCTTCAATCTTTAATCATTAGGTCAGACCATAAATGGATGGATGCAACTGAAGTAGAACAGGAGTTGTATACAAAAAATATACACGACAATCTTCTTCAAGTCTATAATACAGTATTTCCTAATGATCATTATCAGACGGGCCTTTTAACAGCTCTAGCTCAGTGTTTAGAAGAATTAGCAGAGAATGCTCTGTGTCATCAATTTGCAGATGATTTATCTATTATGATAGGGATGGAAGCAGATAAGATAGCTGAAGCAGAAGGACATTTTTAAAATAAATAAGATGAAAAAACTTAAATTAAAAACTAAAGGTAAGGCGGGGAGTGTCAGGTTTTCTGATACTCCTTGGTTTCGTCCAGGGATTCCAGTAACTATTGGGGGAATTGGGGGAATTGGGTCTTGGTTAGCATTTTTCTTAGCAAGACAGGAGTGTGACATTTATCTACAGGATATGGATATAGTAGATGAAACTAATTTAGGAGGCCAATTATATGGAAGCAATTACATAGGTATGTCCAAGGAAAATGCTATGAATTCTATAATACAGAATTTTTCTGGAAATTTAGAAGTTCATCAGATGGGTAAGTGGACTGAAGATTCTTTTCCTACTCCGGTAATGTTTTCTTGTTTTGATAATATGGCAGCTAGAAAAATGATGTTCAACAGTTGGAAGAAACAGTCAAGAAGGGCTATTTTCATAGATGGTAGAATGCTATGTGAAAGTGCCCAGGTTTTGGCGGTAACCAAGGGAAAAGAAGGACAATATGAAGAAGAGCTGTTTGATGATAGTGAAGTAGAAGATTTGGAGTGTTCTCTTAAAGCTACCTCTCATTGTGGAGCAATGACAGCTTCTTATATGGTAGCAGTGTTTAATAATATGGTAGCTAATACAGTTAAGAAAAGTAATTTTAGAGAAGTTCCTTTCAAAATACTTTTTGAATTACCTACTATAACTCAACAAGTAATATTATGATAAAATTTGATGATAATTCTTTTGTATTTAATACTACAGAAATAAACTATCATTCTAGTTTGGGAGAAGTTAAAAGAGGTATGATAGGAGATTATAAACGAAAAGTAATTCCTCTTTTTGCTTTGAAATTTCCTGTTTTACGTAGTTCATATAAATTAGGGATACAAGAAAAGATAACAGGAGAAAAAGTGGTTTCTTTAACATGTGAAGAACATACGAGGTTTAGATATGGAATGTCTAAGGTATTAAATTTTGTAAATGCGTCTCCTTATTTTCATGATCTCTTGCAGAGTACTCTCCCGGAATGGTTTATAATAAAAACTGTAGAAACATTTCTACAGAGAGTATCAGCAAAATCAGGGTCTTATAGTGGGCGAACTGAACTAGATACAATGAGTGATAGGGAATTAAAAGGATGTTTTGCTAATGCTATTTATTATTGTAAGGAGTCTTATAATCAATTAATAGGTAATTTTAATCATACAGAATATATAGCTCCTGCACATAAAACGGGTTGGTTTTCATATTGGAAATGGGCAAGTTTAATATCTCATTTTCATGATAGTGATATGACGGTTTTTGCAGGGATGAGGACCAGGCTTCCTAATACACAGTATTTTGTAGGTAGGGGGTATATAGCTCATATAAACACTCAAACTAATGTGGTTACTCCTTTAGTCTGTTTAGTTACTCAGTCAAAATATGCACATCTCTTAACTACATATATGGTGGATAAAAAACCAGTGTCTTCTAAATACCTACAATTATGGGTAAAGGAAGATTTTGATGTTCCTAGGACTGCGTACAGAAATCTCAGGCCTCAGTATAGGAAGCATATTAAAAAGCCTATGGAAGAATTGGGAATAAAGACGGTAACGGTACCTTCTCTTTCTATTTTATTTAAAAAGTTTCACGGAGTTAAATGTGAGAGTTTAAATGAATATAAAGAGTTTCTTTCAAGTTCTTCAGAAGAGATTATGTCTCATTTGAAAACTGAGAAAGGATATCCTATAGCAGAAATAAATAATTAATTTTTAATCTAAAACAAATGTCAGAACCAGTAAAACTTACAGTATCAGGAATTCTCCAAGATTTAAAAGATGGGTACACTCGAACAAAAGATGATAAACAGTACCAGGGAGATGAAAAATCCATTCAAGAAAAATATGGATTAAGAAAGAAAGATGTTTCTAAGTTATTTCAACATGAAAAGTTGAAAGGAAAGAAAACTATTCTTGAAAAAGTAAATGCTTTTATTTTAGAAGATGATTTGGAAGAAGAGATTTCTCCAAAAGTAACGAAGAAAAAAGTAGCAAAAACTATCAGGGAAACAGAATTAGTTTCAGATACCAAAGCAGAAGAGATAAAAACAGAGGAAGTAGTAGAAGAGAAAGAAGATGAAGCAGAGATTCCCCTAGACAATTCACAGACATCTAAGGGCATTGTAGAGAATGAGGATTCATTGGATGACAGTTGGTTGGAAAAAGATGAATAATCATTTTCAAAGGGAAGGGACTACTGTCTCTTCCCTTATTAATCTTATTTAATATATTTAAAATGCAAAATACACAAATTATTGAAATTTCTCCAACAGACTATAGAAAGGCAGAGGGTATAAATTTTACTTCTCTTTCTGCTCTAGCAGTTAGTCCCAAGCACTATCAAGACATGTTATTAAAGGAACCTGTAGATACGGATGCTTTTATTAGAGGAGGAGCAGTGGATTGTTTATTAACTACTCCTGAGGAATTTAAAAATGAATTTTATGTTATGACGGCTAAAAAACCAGAGTCTGTAATGATGGTGGCCTATGTGGAAAAGTATTTAGAAACTGAGAATCACGACCTGGCTAATATAGCTTCTGGATATAAAAGACCTCTTCCTACTGCTAAATGGGAAGAAGAGGGAAAGCCTTATTATGAAGCTTTAAAAGCGAGTAATGGTAAGAGAATTTTGTCTTTCGATACTTATTCTAAGGTTCAAAGTGTAGTTAATTCTTTTCAAACTTCTGAATATACTCAGAAGTATTTTAAGGAAAGAAATAATTGTGATTTACTTTTTCAAAAAGCTATTTTTTGGAAAACTAAGGGTCTTACTTGTAAGTCTCTTTTGGATCTTATTATAATAGATCATAATAAGAAATCTATTATTCCCATAGATATTAAAACAACTGGGAATAGTGTTTATTCTTTTCCTGCTTCTTTTAAAAAATGGAAATATTATCTACAAGCTGCTTTTTATACTGCTGCTGTGAATTATTGGATAAATTCAGATCCTATTTTAAAAGAATATACTGTCCAGCCTTTTAAGTTTTTAGTAGCTGAGATGGATAATTATAATCTTCCCATAGTTTATAAAGTTTCTACAGATGATTTATATGTAGGTACTTATGGGGGAGAAGATAGATTTGGAAATCAAATAAGAGGATGGAAACAATTAATAGATGAATTACATTATCATTCAGAAAAGTCTAATTGGAATTATCCGGAACAATTAATTAAAAATAATGGAGAAGTAGAATTGAATGCTTTTATTGCTCCTTCTGTTATAACTCGTGAAAATACTAATACTTACTAATTATGATTTTGGATTTAAAAAACAACCCAGTTTATAAAAAAACTAAAACATTTTCTTATATGTATCCTATGGCATCTACACTTATACCTGTAGAATCCACAGAACATTTAGTAAATGTTTTTTTGGGGGATGTTGAATATCCAAAATTAAATAATCACCTGTTTCTCTTGTATAGATTTAATGGGAGTATAGCATTTACAGAATTTGAAGATGAGTTTGAAACTTTTCCAAGTTTTGTAAAAAGCTATGATCCTGATAAATACCATGTTATGAAAGTGATTGATATTCCTAAAGATATGCAATCTAATTATGATGCTTTTAAAAAGTCAATGTATTCTAAATTATCTGATAATTATAAAAAAGTAATAATTAAGCATTGGAGAATAAAAGAAGATCATAAACTTTCAGGAGTTCTATATAAGAAAGAGTTTGTTTATAAAGCTATGGAAGATAAAATTAATGATGGAGTATCTTATAGAAGTCATGTTACTATTGATAGAAATCAAGAGGCATCTTCTGTTCTTGATATGGACAAAGAGATGTATAATCCTGGTTTCAAAGTAAATGATGCTTTAAGATATAGAGGTGAGCTTAATAAGTAATGGACTTTAACAGACCTAATCAATAAGGGGAATTTAATTATTCCCCTTATTTAATTCTAACTAAAATGGAAAATAATGGAAAAAAAAAACGAAAAAGGACTGTGTCCCAAAGAAGAACTTCCCAATTTGTATATTCCTCAAGTTACTCTAGAAGAACTAATAAAAGAAAGAAACCTGGATGTAAATCCGGAAGAAATATTTAAAGAACAAATCCCCACTGCTCCTAATTATTATAACGAAGAAGATTTTTTAGTAGATATTTCAAAAAAAATCAATTCTACGAAAGATTATATTGTTGGAAGAGCTTGGACCAGAATATTTCTCTACTTTTCTACGAATTCTAGGTTTGAATATATGACTATTAAAGAAATGTTAAACTATGTTAGCAGTATTGCTAATAAAAAAAAATAAACTATGAAATTTAATATACCACCTATTGTAGTATTAATTATGACAACATGTATATTAGTATTATATACTATTGCAGTATGGGAGTGTGCTATGTATGCTATACCCATAGAACAGCAAATAGAAATCAATGATTGTAACCAAAGACTAGAAGATTGTCATTGGCATCTTTTAGATAGGAATGCAGAGATAGAAACTTTAACTAAAAGACAAGAATTGGATTCATTAATAAACCAAAACAAAGATGATTAAACAACATAAAGTGGGAGAAAATGATAGCCCTCAATGGAATATGAGAATCGTGTAAGTTTAATCATTATAAAATCAAAACAAAGATGAGTAATTGTATAGATTGTAAACATTGTAAATTTGATAGTACAGATATATCTCCAGCTGGAGTTATGATAATCACTAATTATAAATGTGACAATTCTAAATCACATATATATGAATACAAAATGAATAGTATTATGGGACCAAATGGGAATACTATTGACAGTAGAGAGAACAATAGTTGTGAAGAATTTGAATCATCAAAACAGAAATAAATATGAATCTAAATGACATAGTAACTATAAATGGTAAGGGCAAATATGAAATCATTTGCCAAGCTGAGAACAGCAGAGTTAGATTTGAAGTGAAGGATATAGATAAAGGTCCAGGTTGGAATGAAAGAACCAAAGAATACACAGGAATTAAAACATCTCGGGGATGGTATTTGGGAAGAAACTACTGCTATGGGGAAATGTATACAATTCATCAGAAATTTTTAAAATTATTAACTTAAAAAAACACACATTATGACATTTTTAGAAGTAGAGGTTCAATTTAAAGACACTGATCAAAATTTTAGAGTGTTTACTAATATGCCCATTGAGGGGGCAAAAGACAGTTTTAAGTCCCTTATAGAGGGGTGGAAGAGTAAGACAGAAGATTATAGTAGATATTCTTTTCTTCTCTATTTTATGAGTAAGAAACCTTCACTTGGAAAAAGTTATATGTTTACTTCTGAAAAAGAAATAAAGAGACATTTTCGATATATGCTAAAATAAATACAAATGATTTTAAAAGAACAGTTTGGAGAAGAATGGTATGAAGCACTATTACCTATTATTAAAAGTAAGTATTTTGTTAGTCTGGGGAAAGAATTAAAAAAGAAAAATAAGTTTGATACTAGAATAATATATCCAGAAGCAGAAAATATTTTCAGGGCTTTTAGGATGTGTCCCCCGGACAAGTTAAAAGTAGTAATTCTAGGGCAAGATCCTTATCATGATGGGAGTGCAACAGGATTAGCGTTTAGTAATACTAATTTGCTTCATATCTCTCCTTCTTTGAGGAATATACTTAAAGAAATAGAAAATGACATGTATGACAGCCTTAAAATAGACCAGGACCCTGATTTAACACGATGGGCGGAACAAGGAGTGTTATTGCTTAATACCGCATTAACAGTGAAAAAAAGTGCTCCAGGCTCTCATAGTGAGCTATGGAAACCTTTTACGGAGTTTGTAATTAAAACCTTATCAGAAAAAGTACCTGCAGTAGTATATTTATTATGGGGAGCTCATGCTAAAAGCTATGTTCCTCTTATAGATAAGAGATGTAATTTTATTTTAACATCTGCTCATCCTTCTCCCTTTTCTTTTCATAAGGGGTTTAGTGGAAATAAACATTTCTCTAAAACTAATGAGATTTTAAAGGAGGTGGGAAAGTCTTTAGATAAAGAAAATTATGAAATTAAGTGGTAAAATTTTTGTTTAATCCTAATTTTTATTTAAATTAGCCTAGTGTAATAGTGAATAGGTTAATAATTGATGAGAAAGCCCTGGTAACGGGGCTTTCTTTTTACTAAAGGAGAGGTGGTTTATATTGCGAAGTATAGACAGGGTTTTGAGCGTATCTGCCTTTTTCTCCCTTTCATACACCTCTCTTTTTTAATATAGGAGTTTTTTTTAGCGTGGTTGCTTTCTCTTACTGATTACCCGATATCCATTTGTATATGTTTTCAGCATCTCTATCTACTTGAGAGAAGATAGGTACAATCTTTCTGAATTTCTTTCTCCATTTTCTTTCTCCATATAAAGGATGTGATTTTTTGACATACCTCTCTGCAGTAAACCAGCCCTTATCCTTACTTTCATCAGGAAGTATATCTTTCCCCCATTGCTCGAATAAATCAGAAGTTCTTTCTATCATACTTAATGTAGCAGCAGGAGATTTTAGTAATTTCCAGCCCTCTATAGGATTACTATAAAAGTGAAGTTCTAGATATAATCTATAAGTCAACAAGAGAGTGTAGTATAGTTTTTCTTTCTTCTTCTCATCTTCTTCCTCTTCTGCTAGATGTTGTAGTATCCAACTTCCCATAAGACTTAATATTATTGCTGCAAATTCTACAGTAGTCCTTCTTACATCTGCTTTTTCTGTATGAGTTAGAGTATTCCATTTACTGTTTATATCTTCCCTATTTAATTCCATTTTCCAGGAATCTAGTTCAAATCCTATGGCTCCAAAAACCCTTAATGCAGTTATGTACAATCCATTTTGTTCTTCTTCTGTCATTTCTGAATAAAAACTGGATTCCATATCAGTTAATATATCGCTTTCTTTAAAAATATTGGATCGTAATTTACTTCCCCCTCTCCAACGTCTTTGAGTTCCTGGTACTAACCACTTTCTAAGCATAAACATCATTTTTCCAAGAACAAATCTCTGTATTCTGGATAGATTCTTGGAATCATAATTTCCGTGAGATTGTTTAGAAACCTCTTTGATTTTTATTGATAGCTGATAATCTTGTTCGTCAACAGCCTCTTTAAAGTCGTCTTTTATAAACAGCTCCCCATCTTTTTCATAGTGAGCATCAAAAAGAGTAGAAACTTCTCCCTTACTATTAGTTATAGTGCCTTCATGAAGGATACCTAACATTGAAGTTAATTGAGTATAATGTTCTTGGGTGTTTTGTAGGAAATGTCCTGTTCCTGCATTGGCTTTTTGCAAAACTCTATTTAAGTTAGAAAATCTTTGAGACCCAGATAATCCATGATATTCACTTAATGCATCATATTTTTCTGCTAAAAGATTTACTAAATTATGATTGACTTTTTTACCTAAAGCGTCATTTAAAAATCCTGGTAAATTTTTCCAATATGTGACTTCTGCTTGTCTTAAAGATTTTCCAGTCATATGTATTCCGGCAAAAGCTTCTAGAGCATTCATAGTCTTACCTTGTAAAGTACTAGTAAGGGCAGATATCCGATTGAGCATTAACATTGCATGACCTGTCCATGCCATTAATAAGTTACCTACTTTTACTCCGCTTATAGGCCCTATATTGCCTTCCCAGCCGGCTATTATTCCTTCAGTAGTTATTCCATACATTCTTGTATCTACTAATGATTTTAGAGCTTTAAATGCTTCAGAATTTTCTCCGCTCAGTTTGTAAGCACCTCCCATTTTTCCTTGAAAATATGTTACAACCTGCTTTAGACCACTTACTCTTCCTACGTCCCTTTCTTGTACTAAGTCTTTAATTAATATTATATCTGCTTCTATTAGTTTCTTTTCATGATAGTTAAGAGTAGTGTATAAATCCATTAATGAAGCAGAAACTAAATCATAAGTTTGCAGAGGACTAGGAGCAAATATAGATTCTTGGTCTCTATGTTTTCCTCTAAAAAACACAGGTACAAATTGTTTTTCTTTCCCAGACGCATCTGTAATTATTTTTACATAATCGTCATTTACAGTCTCTAAGTCATGGGGAGAATCTTCTTCGGTATCTGCTTCTTTCTGTCCTTTTTCTAGAAATTCAACATCTTCTACTACTAAATCTTTAGCTCCTTGGAATATAGCTGTTTTTACTCCTTGTTCTGTTACTCTTTCAAATGCAGTTTTCTCTATAGTAGGAATTCTATAGGTATATACATACTCATGTATTCTAGTATTTGTATCAAAGAAATCAGAAAATCGTACTCCTAATCGGGACCCTGCAGGGACCATTTCATCTTTCTCTTCAGCTTTTTCTACTAAATGCTCATACATTTCATAGATAGCTTTTTCTTCTGCAGTACCATTTCTCATTTCTAAGAGCTTCTTCCATTGAGGATTTGCATAAGTTTTTTTGGCTTCTGCATGAAAATCTTTAATTTCTTTTGCTTTAGGAGTAGGATTTTCTGAATACCAGGTATTTGTTATTTCTTTCATTTTAGAAAAATATTTTCCCACCATAAATCCTGTAAGTTCGCCTGTAGAAGGGTCCCTTTCTAATAAATCTTCATATAGAACTGTTTGGTTTGTAGGGTTCCCCTTAGCTTCTTTGAATTTATCATATATTCTTTCTATTTTATGAACTTCCAAAATAAACTCCTGACGAGCTTTATAATCCGCTCTTTCTAACAACTTTATAGTTAATTGTAAAACAGGATCATTTATATTTTTAGGATCTGCAAAAAGAGAAACCATTATACCAGTATCTTTAGGAGAAAAAGATAATAAATCTTTTATAGATTGTAGATGAGCTTCTTCTATTTGTTGTTGATTTTCTGCTATTTGCTCATTGACATATTCTTGTATTTTCTCTTTATATTCCGTCCGAGACTCTTTCTCTTTAGAAAAAGGATTTTCTCTCCTATATTTTTTCTCAAAATGCTTTCTATAAAAATATTCAGTTCTTTTACTCTGGGGAGCAAGCATATTAGCTATATAGTCTTTAGACAGTATGTGGGTGGTCTCCTTAATCTCATTTAAATTAGTTAGAACAGATTCTATGTCTTTTTTCGTTCCTGTCCTTCCTTCGCTTCCTGATAAATATCTTAGTACTAAATTCTGTTGTTTAGTACGTTTTGCCTTAGGAATTTCCCGAATTAGTTTATCTGCTTCCAGTAAAAGGCTATAAGCATCGTTTATTAAATTAAAGGCTCCTGCAAAAGTTTTTATATTCTTTAAAACTTCCCCAGTTAGATTTTCTTCTCCTTGTTTTATGTTATCTAATCGGGTTAAAATATTAAAGGATCTTTTATTGGCTTCCTGGATATAAGTAATAAGATTAGTTAAATCTTCTCCTTCCTGCATCTGCATAACTAGAACTTCTAGCTCATCCGCAAATTTTTTATTTTTGGTCTCTTTATAATCATTAAAAACTAAATGTACCCTGTTTCTAATCTCAGCAGCAAGTTCTTTTAGTTTTTCTTCTATTTCAGGATTAAATTCTAATTGTTCTCTTTTTCTTTTGTTCTTATTATCTATAACCCTATTTGCAGTTAAAGTATTATATCTCAGGGTTATTATAGGTTCTATAGTAACTCCCTGTACTATATTTCTTTGCACATTTGCCAGATTTATAGGGAATATTTTTATGCTCTTTACATTGAATCCCAGATCTTCATACATTTTCTGGTAAGCAGATTGCTGACGAGTGTGTTTTTCTCTAGTAGAGGTATGTTTTCCCCGATTGTTATAACTAATCTTAAAGTTCCCGCTTTTTACTTTATAGGGACGAGAAGTTGGATACCAAGAAGATTTAATATCAACTATTCTTAAACTGCCGTCGGGTTCTATTATTAAAATGTCAGTAGTTCCTGCCACTCCTGTATCTCTACTATATACAGTAGATTGAGTTCTTACAATAGAACCTCCTGCAACTATTTCGCTTACAAATTCTTGGGCTGCTGCATAAATGTCTCTTAGTGCTTCTTCTGATATATTGGCTGTTTTGTATGCAGCATGGATAGGCATACTTTCTTTCTTTTTTATACTCTCTCTGACCTGGCTTAAACTTTGTCCATTTATGACTCCGGTAAAAATATCATCAATCTTATTACCCCACTGTCTGTTATTTTCAAATTTAGCCCGGAGCTTAGCATCATATTTATCTGCTCCAAAAACTTCATCAATTCTATCGCTATTTCTTTTGTATAAAGTATTATCTACAGAATCAATATAGTGTTTAACATCATCTGTTAGACTAAATCTTTCATCTATCCTATCCAATCTTGTATTGGCTTCTTGTTGAGTTTCAGTTGTTTTTTTAGGTAATCGTTGCTCTTGTGCATACGGATTTCCAGTATTGTCCATATATACAGAAGACAGATCATTGTTTAATAGCATATTGGCTAGCTCCATAGCTACATTATAATCTAGTCCTAATAACTTCTTAAGTCTGTTGGTAAATATTTTTAACCAGCTTTTAAATCTGGATATTAGATTTCCATTCTCAGCATTATAAATAGCTTCTCCTTCTTTCCCTATAGCAGTAGCTAGTACTTCCTTATTCAATTTTTCCTGATTAGTCTCTTCACTATGCAATTCAAGAACCTCTGCTTCTAAGTCAGTTCCTTCTAGGTATTTTCTACCCTGACGTATTAAAGGACTAGACATTCCTCCCATAAAATCTATAAGTACATGCCCAAATTCATGGATTAAAGTTTCTCCAGTATGATAGTTAGGATTAATTGCTACCCTAGGAGTTTCTCCAGGTTCATAAGGTAATACTACTCCAGCTACAGATAGATTAGGGTCTTCTATTACATCAGCATGTAAAGATTTTTGGAGGATAGACTTTTTCTTTTTAAATGCTTTACGACTTTCTCTTTGTTCTGCTGGTATTTTGGTTTCAAGGTATGCTTCCAGAATAGGAGAAACTTCAGGAACTTCGTGTTTTTTATAAACCCAGTCCTTGTATACGAACATATCTTTGGGTCCTTGTTTAGCAAAAGGAATAAAGTACCTGTGGTCCTTCAAATCTTTATCTCTGGAGAATGTCAATTTAGCCACAAAGATTTCCATCCAAGACTTAAATCCATCTGTTTGAGTGTCTTTAAGGGAAGAATTTGGTCTTAAAAATAAATCTATTATATATCCAGTCCCTCTAATGTAATCTCCTTTTTTGTGCTTTTTTCTTATGTTTTGTTTATTCTCTACTACTGTATGATAGCCGTCTTCAGTATAAAATCTTCCATCTATTACTCCTGTAAAAGTTATGCTGTCTTTAGTTTCAAAATTATCCTTGGATATGAAAGAAACTATGGGAGTAAAAGAAGGGTATTCTTTTATAAATTCTTGATACCAGGACAATTTTTTTAATGTCTCTTCAGTAGCGTCCATTAAGGTAGTCCGTGCTAGTGCTGCTTTTTTAGATTTAAAATCAGTGATTCCTTTCATCATATTAACATAGATGTCTGCACTATCTAATAGTTCCTGAAGTATTTTTGGAGATTTTAAAATAGAGTGAGGGACCACAAAATCTAAATCATGAAGGGACTCTTTTACTGTTCTAAATACAGACCCCACTCTTCTTAAAGCAAGTGATCCTGTTAATATCCATCCCAGCTTCCAAGCATGTTTTACTATTTCTTCAGCTTCGGGGTCTGTTTCAATAGTTTCCTCATAATGTTTCTGGATTTCTTTGTCGCTTTTTGTATAATCGAATATATCATATTCTTGAGATAGCATTTCACTGACTATCTGCTTGCTTATATTATCTAAAACTTCTTGAGATTGTTTCCTGCCCTTGACTTCTATGAGAGTATTTTTCCCTAACCTGATTGTAAGTCCCCTATTCTTTACTGCATTTATTTTGTATAATAATGATTCTATCCATCTTTTGAGTTTATTTAACCATCTCTGAGACTTTTTCCAGTCTTCTCCTGTAAATTGCCTCTCTGCATGTTCTATGGCAAACTCTTCTGGGTTATTATAGTACTCAACTAAAGTTTTTTCTAAAAAATCAACAGCTATTTTTTCTTTTACAAAGGCTTTAAACTCTTTAGTATCTTCCGTCCATCCTCTTTCTTTTAGTATTTCTTGGGCATGCTTTTGATAACTAGCCTGGTATCCTTCCCAGGCACTAATCCTAAAATTAATTTCTCCTCTTAATTTGTTATTAGCCCTACCTAATAATTTATAAGCAAAGTAAGCTGCATGAGGAGTTATACTTTCTCCTTTTTCCAGAGCAATAAATTTCTGTAAGAAATCTGACATTCCTACAGCATCTACTCCAAATACTTCTTTGATAGATTCATATTCAGATACAGTAACATTAAAATCTTTGAGAAATCCTTCTATTAAAGCATTGTTTAGACTATCTACTTTAGAGTAATCATTTTCTTTTTGAGATAATTTAAGAGACTCTACGGTTAGTAGAGATTTCAATTCCTGTTGGTCATTAACTCCTATTCTATTCGTAAATTCTTTAGCTAGTAGTTCTATTGTTCTCTTTTCTAACTTTTCTGCAAATATAGGAGGAACATCATTGTTGTTCATCATGAACACCCTCATAGCTTCAAATTCACCTACTGTATTAGCTAAATTTTTCCACTCCGTTAGATTTTTATTAGGACATGCCATTGCTTAAAATTTATTTAGTTACAGCGATTTAAATTATCGTCTATTTCATCATCTGTGGGTCCTCTATGAACATCAGACTCCCTGTTGGCTAGGTAACTAGATAAAGAAACTAATTCTCCTGGTACTTTTACTGCATCTCTTACAAAGTTATCAATAAAATTTTGATCGTCAGATAAATCAGGATTATTCCTCTCTATTTCTGAAACTGTACCATCTTTATCTAGATTGTATTCTATGACTTTTCTTCCTCTTTCATCTTGATACCCTAACTTATTAGTTCTAATGTATACTGCTACATCATATTCGTGGGTAGATCCATCTTTTCTTTCTGCCGTTTGAGGAGCCATTCCTACAAATTCATATAAATTTCTTACAACCCGGTCATTTTGTTGCTGGTCACGAAAATGAAAAGATTTCAGTAGATAAGGCTTCATAATATGATTATTTTCTGCATCTCTTCCTACTACCAGGTGGTTTGCTACCCCCGGCATTACTCCAAACATAGCATTAGTAGGTAAGGTAGTACCCTCCCAAGTAATTTGAGTAGCTAGTCTGTCAGGTACTCTAGGAACATAATCAGTATCCTCCCAATTATGTTTAAATATTTGATCTTCTAAAGCTCCTATATGCCCTATTCCTCTTTTAAGTTCAATTTTTGTTTCTATAATAGCATCTACTAAGCCCATATCAGACAGTACAGTGGGAGGAATTAAAGTATAAAATGAACTTCGAGTTCTTTTAAATCCAGAAGTTAGGTAACTATAGTATACTAAATCCTCTGCAAATTTCTTTTCTTCTTCTGTACCTAGAAAGTACATTTTTTCCCAGGATTTACTCACCCTATCTTGAGTTGCAAGATCGGTATCTTTGTAATTATTTATTCCTATAAATGCAGGTATTCTTTTATATTTCCTTCCCCATTTTAATAAAGTAATTAAGTCATGTTTAGAAGAAGGATGGTCTGTATCTTGCAGTATTCTTAATCGGTCAGCTATTGTATTTTCTCCATATAATAGAGTTTCTTTTTCTTTAGTTGTAAGACTAAATTCTTTTGACATTATACCCGCATAAATTTCTGCTGATATTTTATCCGCAAAAATATCATCTGTAATAACTTCCCCTTCTAACCGTATATTAATAGCATTCATCATATCTTTAGCTCCTTGGCTTTGGCTTAAAAAGAAATCTTCAAATAATTCTTGAGCTAATACTGGTCCATTCTTAACATAAGTACCTAATGGGGTGTTATTGAGTTTTTCTTCCCAATTTCCTATAAACTTATCAGGATCAGCAGATATCTTTTCTAGCTTATTGGTCATAATAAAAGACTCTATAAGGTTTTTACCTGCACCTTTAGTATCTGCTTTAGAAGCCATTACAGAATCTGATAATTTTTTAGCAGCTTCTCTAAGCTCTATGAAAGTTCCTAGTACTTGGAGCTGGCTAATTCCTGCAGTAGTCATAGGAATTGCTCCAGGTCTTATTGTTTCTCCTGTATGATATACTGTGAAATCAGCACCAATCTTTTGTAGGTGTTCTATAAATGCAGTATCAACCCCTGGCATATCTCCTACTACAAAAGAAGACCCTCTTTTATGAGCCCTCTCTATCGTCCATTTAGTTTCTTCATTTAAATCTCGTCCTCCTAATTCTCCATTTCTTGCTAACATAACAACAGGTCCATGTATTATTGTGTGTCCTATTTCCCCCTCTATGTCCTCCATTCTGTCATAGGTTTCTCCTACATATCTATCCTTTTCGTAAGAAAGAGAACTCTCTTTTCCGACTGTTTCTAAAGTAGTTAAGCTACTGCTAGGCTTTTTATCAGTTAAAAGCTCCACAATGGAACCAGTTGCAACTTCTCTCATTGCTTTATCCTTACCATCTCCTTCAGGAGTTCCTTTGCCTTTAGGATCAAATCCTCCTTCAGTTTTTGGTAAAGCAGCAGTAGTGTTAATAGCCCTTTCTAATTGTTCTGTTGTTGTTTCTGCTAAATTAAGAGTGGGCAAGTCATCTCTGTTATACATTTGACCTCCAAAGAGATTGAGAGTCTGTCTCAATACACTTACATTTCTTCCCTCCTGATCAAATTCTCTTTCTGTTACAGTAGCCTGGTCTTTTTCTGTTAATTGGACATAAGCTTGTAGGATAGGTTGGGCTATAAAAGCATTCACAAATTTAAAAGGTACTCCAGCCCTTAGGAGCATAAAAACTGTATTAGCAGTTATTAGATTATGATTTCCCCGAGTAATATAGTTGTCTTTAGCAATGTCTACGTAAGCATTTAGGTAGGCTGCTATAGCCCCTATTATTAAATTTTTCGTTTCTCCGGTACTGTGGTCTACGTCATATAGCTGAGATAAATCCATGTACCCATCTTCATCTGCGTGTCCTATTCCCAATTTTAATTTTAGAAATTGTTTTGAGAATTGAGTAAGAGAATGATCTACTAATTGATTAGCAGTTACTCCTATTCCAAATTTTCCTCCTAAAAAGGAATGTTTGTCTTCCAGCTGATTTTCTAAAGAAAAGAATTCTAAGTTTCCTAGAGCTTTCTCTGGGAATAGTTCCTTTATCTGATTTTTAACCTGTTCAGTAATAGTGCCGGGACCATCTAAAGGAGCTGTTACTTCTAAGTATTTGTTTTTGTTTAGCAGTATTCTTCTCCACACATCTATTCTCCTGTTATGAAGAGCTAAATCTGTATTCTGTTCCAACATAGGCAATCTTGCAAATTTTTCTTCATCAATAATAGCTTCAATCTCTTCTTGCATCTTGTCTTTTAATGCTTGTTTTTCTTCTTTAAATAGGCGAATTTGTTCTGACTTAGTTTCATATTCTTTATCAACGTCTGTCTTTTTGAGCTTAGTTTCTCCTATGGAAGCTCTTAAATCTTCATATCCTTTTAATATTGCATATCTTTCTGCTATTTCTTCTTCTATATTTGTAATGTTACCAGATACTGTTTTGTATTCTTTAGACTCAGAAGCACTTGTTCCTAAGTGTTTTTTTTCTTTTCTTAATTCTTTTAGTTCTGCTTTTAAGGTTTTAATATAATCTCGTTCTTCTTGTTCAGTACTCCATAACTCATCAATATCTTGTTCTTGTAGTTTCTTCTTTTCTTTTAGTGCATTTATCTTTTGTGTTTGCTTGTCCCTATGCTGTTTCCTTCTTTCATATAAGTCTTCAAACTCTTTCCTATAGGATTTTCTAATCATTGCCGCTTCTGGGGTAGTAGGAGCAAATACTTTGATTCTTTCCTTTAGAGTAGAATTACTTTCATCTAAGTATTGAACTTTAACAATGTTACCATTTTCATCTTTTTCATATTCAGGTAACATCATGAACATTTTATCAATGTCAAAGTCAGAACCTGTTTTAGTGGTAATCTCGTTATAAACTACTACAGCATCCCCTACAGCTTCTGGTAAAAATCCTACTATTTCTCCTACATCATTGGAAGAGTTAGCTTGGTTAGGAATTCTATATCCTATTGCTATAAGTACTTCCGGATCTATTTTTTTAGCAATTTCTTCCCCGGTCATATTCTCCCATCCCTCTATTTCCTTCAACATTTTATGAGGTAAAAGAAACTGTCCGGGCTTTACTTCGTCTTTTTCTATTCTCATTGGTTTTAAAGGCTCCTTGCCTTTCAACCATTTTATTCCTTGCTTGATATTATCAGGCAACTTAGTGCTTTCTTTAATATCAAATCCAAAATTTGAAACTTGAACGTAAGCTCCTCCTAATTGTTTAAGCTTAGTTGTTCTTGCGGTAACAAGAGCAGATAGTCTGCTTTCTATTTTCTTAACATATTGGGGTAAGGCATCAAAATCAATTCTTTCTTCTAAAGCCTCTCTATAAAAGAAAGGATCAGTTTTTGATTCTTCTAGTATTAATTCATAAATCTTATCTTTACTTATTTTGCCTGTATTCTCATCATAAACAAGTTCTTTTAATAAGAAGTCTCTTCCTCTATTTGAAAGAGTCATATCTACATCATAAGCTGCTCGTATAACATCCCTACCTGTCCAACCATCTCCGTAATCATCATCTAGTGCGATGTTAGCAGTCATTGTCTTCTTAACCTGTGATCCTACTAGAGAAGGACCTAATCCATGAGGAGATAAATCTTGTTGTAATTTCCAATACCTATTATCTAATGTTACAGGATGAAGAACAATATCTTCTGCAGCATTGATATCATAAGTATCTTTATTAAACCAATTAGCTATGTCAGTAGCTCCTACTTTTACACCATCTAATACTATGACCTCGTCAGTGAGCTGGTCTTCATTTTGCATTGCTTCAAGTAGATTTTCCAGATGAGTGCCCTTTATCAAAGAAGGTAAAAGTATAGCTTGAGAGTATTTTGAATAAGAGGGGATAGCCATTCCATTCTCTATTCTTAATTCATAATGAACTCCTTTAATAGGTTGTAGGAATAAACTTAACTCTTGAAAATCTGCAGTGCCATCTATTATTGCAGGAAGAGCAGCGTCATGGGCATCTGTCCATTTTCCTAATCCTTTATATATCTGGATTGCCCTATCTAAAGTTATCCAGGCTTGTGCATCTGTAACATTTACTTCTTTATAAGCTTCTATGAGCTGTTCAGCTTCTGCTACAGTAGAGCCTGTTACTTCTGCTATAAGGTCTGCGTATCCCTCTTGTCCATAATATTCTGAAGGCCTGATTACATTAGCAACTGTGGCCTGTGTATAATGAGGAGGTACTACCCATTCATTGTTCATATCTCGATAAATGGCTAAATCTTGTCCATTAGCTATAGTTGCAGGAATTCTTTTTTTAACATCTGCTAAATTTTTATAGAATCTAGGGTCTCCTATAAACAATTTAGTAAGTTCAATATTATTTACAATAGAATTGAAGGTGATATCCATCATTAAATTCCTAAGAGCTTCTTGCTCACTGGCTTGGTATAGTTTAGCATATTCTAATTTGCTATATTCATTAGAATCTATTACTATATCTTCAAGACGACCTGTATCTATCTTTACCATACCCCCATCTATCACTTGGGTAGTTATTATACCATCTTCTATACCTTTATCTACAGCATTAGTTACCCTTTCTGATAAACTTTTCTCTGCAATAGGTCTTATTTTATCAAAAAAGCTAGGTTCTACTATAAGCGTTTCCTTATTTGTTTCTTCATTAATTTCGGTCCTGATATATTCTTCATTTATAACATATGGTTTGCCGGGAGTAGCCTCCATGAATATATCTGCACTATTAGATACTTCTCCTTTTTCATTATAGTAGTTAAGTTCAGGGAAAGTATAAAATTTAAAAGCATTTCCTACCGGAAATCCGTTCTTATCCTTGTAGATTCTTTCTCCAGTATTTGAATCTAATTGGTAATGGTAGTATACTACATGTTCTGATCTAGGAATAGGATCTTCAGAAAATAACTGAGAAAATGCTACTCTTGTAGCATTTATCTCATCTATTAAATACCCAATTACTTGTTCTACAGATTGTTTAGCAGTTGTGTTACTTTGAAAATCATAACTACCATCTTCTTGGAAGAGAATTTTAGTCTTTTTAAATCCTACCCCGCTAAAATTTAAATGCCTGGACTTATCTGCAGTATTCATAAAAGGAGCTGTTCCTCTCATAGTCCGATTATATCTATCTGCCCTATCATCTGGCTTTTTCATTTCTGTATAGCCATCATCCTTAGAAGGATCTTCGGTATCTTTAAAATTATTATAGTGATGTAGTTTAAAGTTTTTTAGTTTATCTGGACTACTGATAAGCTCTTGTACTAGCCTTGAATTCTGGTAAAAAGGAAGAGAAGCTAATTGTTGTAATTTTTCTGGATTATCAGATTCTTCTAACCATTCTGCAACAGATTTGGTTATAAAGTCATGATGGGAATAGAGCCAATATTTACTTCCTTTTTGTCCTAGAATCATATTCTCATAGTTATCTTTAGAAAAGAATAACACTGAGGGCAAAAGAGTATTAAATTTAGGCTCTTTAGCCATAGGAGTATTATAATCAGTATAAGCACTATCTTCCTGCTGATAAGCAAAAACGGCACTTCCGTTTAATAGTCTTTTAACTGTATTACCGGTATTAGAATCATACACTCTAGCTAAAGGCTCTGTTATAAGATGTAAAAGACCTGTTCCAAAATTCTCATCAAAATTTTCTCGTATAAATAAAGTCAGAGCTTTGGTTGAAATCTGCATACCCGTTTCCTGTAGTACTTCGGAAAGTTTATCTAGTTCTTTTGTTAAATCTTCATAGGTATATGCATCCGGATTAGTTTCCATTTTCTTACCAATCTGCCTTATCTCCTCTTTAACTTGAAGGTATTTATCATATACTTTTTGAAGCTTGGGTATATTTAAATGCAGTATTTGGTCATTATCTGCTTTTGTGTACTTAAACAAGAAGTTATCTTCCCAAGTAGCTAATAATCTATTCTCAGCAGAAGCTGAATCTGAGCTTCCAATATTAAAAGAATATGTCCCATCTTCTACCCGTCTGAAAAAAGTAGAGGTATATGCTAATCTTGTTTTACTAAAAGCATTATGGAATTGAACCTTTTTAAAATTACTGATTGACTGATCATCAAAAAAGTCTACTAATTTATAAAGAGATTTATCATAAAATGCTAACCAATTTAAGCGGTTTCTCATTTTTTTCATTACATCTCTTTCCTTATTAGTAGATACTATTCCAGAAAGTTCTTTCTGTAGTATCTTCCAAGTCTCATTAAAATCTCCAAATTTGAAGAGGCCTAGATACTGTCCTTTTTCATATTTGTAAGTTCTTTTGCCTTCTTCTTCTGTTACTTCAGCTACTATAGGATTAAAAGCTACTCTTAATTTGGTGTTTGAAGTAGCGTTATCTTTTAGATTAGTTTCCCATGAGGGGGTAATTCCTAGTCCTGCGGCTTTATCTTCTTCCTCCTGTTTGCTTAATCTCTCTCTTAATCCATATTCTGCTAAGTTATTTTTAACTCTTTCCATGAAATAAGGAAACTCTTCTTGTGATAGAATATTTGCAAATTTTTGGGCCATGTCCTGATTTCCAGAATTGTTATGACCTATTCTAATATTATTCAGTACCCTGAATATTTTATTATGTCCATTTTCATCTTCTTTAAATTGTGTTTTTATGTTTTTAATACTATCCAGGTCTGTTATTTTAGCAGCATCTATAAGTATGTAAGTCATTGCTCCTGTAATTTCTTCTAAATCATCATCTGAATAATGATTAAGGGGTCTATCTGCAGGACTAAGTATCTTTTTTAAAATTATTCTTTTTGTTAGCTCGCTTTGTACTTGGGGAGGGAACTTTTGAGATTTATCTACAAATTTTTTAATTGTATTTTCTATCTTAAAAAGCATTCCTATTTGTCTACTAGGAAGCTTTAAAAACTTCATTATAGCATTCCACATTCTTTGTAGGAAATTTGGGGGATACTCTTTAGCTATCTCATCTCTGAAGTATTGATTGCTCATAACTTCTGCCATAAACTCATGAGGAGTTTTAAAGCCATAAGTCTCCTGAGCTCTTTTAAAATCAAATTTCTTGTCTTTAAATATCCTGTAAAGTCCGGCTATGGCATCTACGAATTCTCTTTCAGCAGCGTTTCTATCTGCTCTTTTCTTTGTAAATGGAACTGCAGTAACTGCATGCCAAACCTCATGTACTATTGTTTTATGAATTTCATTCAAAGTCATATAAGGCAAAGTATCCTTATTAATAACTATATGATTTCTATCAGTATCATAGTAAGCCGGAACATGTTTTTTAAGCTTTTCAATTGTTTTTGCATTAACTTCTGGATTTGCTTTTAGTAAATTATTAATAGCTGCTATTTCTTCAGAATTCCTAGTATACATTAACAAAGGAAATTCTGAGAAAACATCAAAACGCTTGTCCTCTAGAAATTTTATCATTTCTAACAAGAAGGGGTCAGTACTTTGTTCTTTTATCTTCTTAAGTACTTTTTCTACTGCTATTGATTCAGTTTCTCCATCCGGCATGTAAGATTCATAATCTCTTTTCTGGGCGGGATTGGCAATATTTTCAACATAAGGAATTTGCTTTTGAAAAGGATTTTCATCATTTGATGGTGTATCTGGAAGATTAGTATCAAAATCTATTTTAGTTTGAGTTCCCGGAGCTGTTGGTTGTTGTTCAAAACGAGGACCTATATCTGCATTTAATTTCTCCCAAAACTCCATTGAAGCTTCACCACTTCCAATAATATTTTTTTCTTCCTCTGTTAATAAATCAAATAATTGTTTCCCTTCATCAATTTCTTTTTTAGTGGGGTCTTGACCAGCTTCATGTCTTTTTTTAGCATCTTCATAAGAATTACTGCTCATAGTTAAATAAACTAGGTTATCTCTTTGCTTAGTAGATAAAGCGGGAAAGAAGGTAACTATATATTGATTCTCTCCTACTCCTGGTTTTGCCCCCTCTGGTATTAGATTTAACCCTTTATATCCTTTTTCTTTTAAAAAAGTAAAAAACTTAGCCTGGTGTTTTAATCCGCCAGGAGTGGAATCAAGAATATCAAATCTTTTTCCTGAATCTTCTTCAAATTCATTCATTAACTCCCAATACAAATCTGTATTTCCTGTTAAAAATCCAGCAGTATTAATTTGATACTCTGATACTTCCCCGTAAGTTTTTGCTTCCTCCTTACTTAAAGTATAGTAATTAAAGTCCCTATTTTCTTTTTTCCCTTTTATTCCTTGATATACAGTTAATATAGGAGCTTTTTCTGTAGAAACAGGAGGCTTAGATGTCTTAGAGCCCTCTACAGATACATTACTATTTAAAGCAACAGTAGGCTGATAAGAAACAGTTGAAGGACCTTCAGGAGCTCTTAAATCACTTAATAAGAGTCCGTTTCCCAAAAGATGGGCATTGGTTCCCTTTTTATTTATTGTGCTTAAAGTTATATTTCTTGTTCTAAGCATTAAGTTGTCTATGAATCTCTTTTTTACATCTTTTTGCTGGAAGTTCTGTTTATTCATATAGTTATAAGCAACTTTCCCTTCTTTTATAAATCCAGCATAATTAATTTGATTCCCGTGAGGGGAAAAGAATATACTTGTTTTAGGATTAGTTTTATCAAACCTCTTTCTTCCTGATAACAAAAAGAAGTCTCTCAATTGGTCATAGTTTGTATCATTTAAATCAAATACTTTTGCTAATCCGTTTATTACTGGGTTTTTATGTTCTGTTATGAACTTAATTACTCCAGGACTAATATTATCTCCATAATTTGCTCCACTAAACAGATTAGCATATAGCATATATATTAGCTCTGCCTCCTCTGCTGTAAGAGTAGAAGCTTGTAGCCTATGGGGTAACCAACTACCATCTGACATTTGCACAGGGGTATATACTCCTCCTATAAGTTTATTAGGGTCTGCAGCATGTCTTAATTTTTCAATTATTACTTTCTGCTTTGAATCTTTTTTATACCCACTTACTAATGCCCCAGTCTCATCTCTTATAGCGAGTTCCAGGTTTGTAGTTCCTAAGGCTTCTATCACAGGAATAAACTCTGGGGACTGTCTTCTATCTATTTCTCCATTAATTAGCTCATCTAAGACATTAGCATGGGAAAGTCGTCCTAATTCTTTGTAATACATTATAGTCTTACCTTTTAACTTCCCGGACGCTATTTGTGCTAAAATCCATTTTTTTCTTTTATCCCATGCTTCAGACTGCCCATCATATTTATCGGTAGTAAGCCACTCCCTGTAATTTTTTACGGATTCTTCACCAGAATCTACCCACACTAGCTCTCCCTCTTGTGCTGTTTTTTCATAATTTTCCTGATTTCTTTTTTTACCTTGGTCATCTGTAAGTGAAACAAAAGGATTTCCAAAATGATTTTGAGTATTTTTTCTTCTTAAAGAGTATATGGCATTATTTGCTTTAGCATATGCTATTCCCGCAGGCCCATATTTTGGTATTATTTTTACATTTCCAGATGCTGTATTAGTCCCCGCATCTGTTTTATAATTAGGTCCTCCCTTTAAGTGCCCAGGATGGCTATATCCTAATAAACTGCCTCCTACCTTATTTCCTTCTCTATAGTGATTGTAGATAAATTGTTTTAACCCCTGTATCTCTTCTTTGCTCTCATTTCTAGTTATCATTGGATGTTCGGAATCATGTAGCCAAGCTCTGACTATTTCTCCGTCCTTCTTCATTTCTGTCCCATCTTCATTTAAAAATACTACTCTGATAGTTAGTCTCCCTGCTTCTTCATCTGTAATCTTTTCTTTATTTATTACCTTATTTGTTAGGCCTTTTACTTTTTCTTTATTTTTTACCATAAAGGCCTTCATTGTTGGAGTATCTTCTTTAGGCAAGTCTACCTCATATACTACCCTTACTCCTGCAGCCTTCCAATCTGGATCTTCTAATAACTTAGTTAATACTTCATTATAAAATCCATCCTTTGCAGATCCCGGATGTAGGGGGTCATTGCTAGACACATAGGCTAAATGAAAAGCCTGTTTAGATTCAAAAGAAGTTGGTAAATCTGTAGATTTCTTTGTAGGCTGAGGACCAAAAGTTCTTGGTCCTTTATTAATAGTTTCATCTGTTTGTTTGTTATTATCTTGAGGAGCCTTACTAGCATTTTCTAGTTCTTTTATTGCTTTACTTATTTCTTCTATTTGTTCGAGAAGAGATAGGGCACGGGCATTATATTTATGTTTTTCTTCCTCTTCTGTTATGGTCTTATGTGTCTTCCCTAATTCTTCTAGTGCTGCTGTAAAAGCTTTATGAACCTTTTTAAGATTAGAAAGAGCTTGTTTCTTTCCTACTCTGGCTATGAGATCTGCTATAGTTTCTCCCTCATACCATTCCTCATCACTCATTTTTTTCTCTACTTCTCCACCCTCTTCGTCTTCTACTTGTTCCATTAGAACAGAGTCCAGAAATTTGTCTTCTTCTATAGTATGGTCAGGATCAACTTTTGATTCTCTTTCTCTAGTAGTTTTCCAGTTTCCTTTGGTTGCAGTTTTTAGTCCCTCATTATCACTGGATACTACAATTACATCAACATCCTCTAATAATCTACTACTGCCAGTAAGAACAACATGTCCCTGTGAAGTAAGGGCTCTAGCAGCCTGTACTGCTTGCTCGTATAGTTTACGAGCAGTTTTTCCGTCATCTATCTTGAATAGGTTGTATAAATTTTCATTTAAGGACTTATCATTAGGAACATTTTCAAAGCCTTCTACCTGTACTAAAAGATGATGTAGAATGTCATCCATATCTACAACTCCATCTATGTTTTTAGCTATTGTACTTTTCCCAGAACCTGGTGTTGAGTAAATAAATTTACCCTTAAATTCTGGTTTTATCCCTCCGGTATCAACTGTTTTTTGAGGATTAATTTTTGCATCAATAGCTTTCTTGTTATTCCTATAAAACTCAGCTTCTTCTGCAGTTAGATTTACAGGAGACCCATTTTCATCTATTTCTATAGCCCCTGTTTCTACTTTAGCCATAAAATTTTCTATCTCTTCCTGTAAAGCCTGCTCTTGAAGTTCTTTTGCAGACATAGTCCTACTATTACTAGGTCTTTGGGCATTTATTGGGGCTTCTCCTTTCTCAGCATCCTCATCATTTTCCTTTTGCTGCTTAGTATCTATTCTTTTGATCATGGGATTTTCCTCATCATCAACAAAGTACTTTGTTTTACCTCCAATTTCTACTTCTAGAACAGTATCCCTATCTTTATTCTCCTTTTTTCCTTTAAAAACTCCTATTGTTCTATCTATTTCTACTAAATCCCCTTCTTGGGGGGTTTCTTCTGATTGAGTAGTTTCACTGTAAAGTTTAGCCTGGTTACTCCAAAATTCTTGTTGTTCCTTTAGGGTTTCTATATGCTTCTCCTGTCCTTTATCAGACTCCATTGCACTATATTGCCTAGTAAGAGCTAGAATATTATCACTTGCACTTTTTATCAGGCCTTTAGTGAAGATATAGTTTTTATAATCAGGTAATTTTTTAACCTCATCTGCAAATTTCTTATATATTTTACCAGGCTGTCCCTTAGTATTATCAATATCATCTATATCAAATTCTAGAGTTTTTTCTTCTCCCTCTTTATCTTTGTATTTATATGAATTTGCAATTCTATTTGCTTGATCTAATAATGATGTTTTATACTTACTATTAGACTCAGAATGAATTTGTTCATATCTTTTTTGTGCTTTCTGTCTTTGAAGATTCCAAAATAAACGACCTTGATTTTCATACCCTTTTAAACTTATCCATTCTTTTTCAAGAGTCTTTAAATCACCAAGAAACTTTTTTGCTTTTTGTTTACCTTCTTCTCCATATAACTTTACTTGTTCTTCAGTTAGATTAGTAGAATCTATAATATCTTGCAGTTGTTTTTCTAGATGCTCAGCTACTCCATTTTGAAAAAATCCAGTTGCAGTTTGTGCAAATTCATGGTTTTCTATAGCCTCTACCATTGCATCATCTCCTACACTTTTAAAATAGGCTAAAGTTTCCGCCATCTCCCCCTTACGTGTTACAAAGTCTCCTACAACTTTTTGTGCTTCTTTTACTAAAGCTTCTTGTTGTTGATATCTTTGTTTTTGCCTTTGTTTTTGGGTTTTATAACCTGCTCCTCCCCATTTTTTTGGAAGAGCTGCAGTACCAGCTTTTTGCATTTGGGACATAAAAATCCTTTGGGGACCCCCACTAAAAAATCCTAGCATTCCTTCATATCTAGCTTGTTCATCAAAAGCATGAAGTAGTGCTCTTTCAAGATAGCTTTCAGGTTCATCAGAAACATCCATTCCAAGTTTTTCTTTAGCTCCTACTCTTCCTGCCTCCTGAAATCCAAACTGTCCCATTTCTTCTCCGGCTTCCTTAATTCCTTGTAGTAAAGGATTTTCTATACCGAATTTTTTAAAACTTTGAAGGAAATTCTTAGCTCCTGCTTTAAATCCCCCTGCTTTATATGCATTTCTGGTATATCCAGCTCCTTTCATAATTCCATGAATCCCCAAAGCATCCGTAAGCATGAAAATTCTATTACTAAATAAGAATTGGTCTGCAGATTCTCCAGCCAATTCTCTAGATTTTTCTTCTGACCATCCCGCTTCTTTTCCATATTCCATAATATCATCATGGATTTCCATTCCCATTACTTTTCCTTCTCCGTAATTAGTTAAGAGTCCTGCTCCAAGAGATGTTACAACACCTTCTAGTTTACCTGACTTTGAAGCTGCTCTCATTAATTGGGATAATCTAGTAGCTTTATTAAATAATGTTACTGCTTTAGCGGCTCCTAATCCAGGAATTCCAAATCCTATAACAGAATCAAGTATTCCTTTAGCAGATTCTGCATACCATCCTGGATCATCCCAGTCAAACATATCACCTCTATCTTCTCTATAAATAGGAAGATTAGTAAGCCATCCAGAATACCATTCGTCTCCTTCTTTTCCTACAGATTCTTTTATTTTATGAGCCATTTCTGTATACCATGCCTTTTCCCATGTATCATAGCCTTGAAGTCCTTTTAAGTGATTGTCAAAATCTAATATCCATCCTCCTGTTTCTATAGCAGTTCCAAGTATTCCAGTAAGAGTTCCTCCCACAACAGTGTTATACAATAGTTCAAATATTCCTTGATCTTTTGCTTTTTCTCTTTCTATAAGTTGTGCAAAATTATCTGATTCTTCTGGGATATAGTCTTCACCTGCAAGATTTACTAGTTCTGTAGGGGTAGAGCTTGATTGTATTAACTGGGGAGAAGCAGCTACAGAAGCAGTGGGTTGAATTTCTGCTCCATATTCTTCTCCATTTTCTTCAGAAAGTCCTGTCATTAGATCAATTCTTGAAGAAATCTCGTCTTCATTTTCTTCTAAACCAGTTATAGGATCAATAGCCATAGTATTTTAATGTTTATTACTTTTACTTACTAATTCTTCTAATTTTTCAGGAGGAATTATAAAAGGTATTTCATTTTTCTTTTCTTTAGCTTCCTCTTGAGCTTGTTCTAATAGAACTAAATATTGACTTTCTCCATAAGTGTTCTGATTTGAATAAGAAGCAAAATCCTTTACAGTTGTTGTGCCTTTTCCTTCTGGATTAAATGCAGATACTGCATATGTACCTGTATCTCCTTTTGCTATATTCCACTCCTTGTTTGGATATTTCTTTTGAAGCTCATTAACAACCTGAAACATTTTATTTACACTACCTGTAACCATAACACTTACTTCAGCTTCATTATCAAAAATTACAACCATACCTCCCCTTAGTGACCTATACTGATTTAAATCTTTTGAGTTTATAACTCTTTCTTTACCCTTTGCTGTAGTATAATCTACTTTTCCATATTTATCCCTTTTTTCTCCCCAATCTATTCCAATATGGAAATGTTTTCCTGATTTCTTTTTAATTGTTGATGTTCCATTAGTGGTATCCATACCATGTTTACCACCAGTGGTTATATCAAAGGAGCCATCTTTTAATTTTTTAATATCTAAATCTTTAAGTCTTGTTATATTACCTGTTGGATTGCTTCCTCCACGGTAAGGTACTACTAAATCATTTGGAAGCAAATCTTCAGTTTTTTTAGCTGTAAAGACTCCAGTTTCCTGGTTCCATGCAAGCTGAACAGGAACTTCAAATTTATTATTTGCTGTTTGCTCATAAGGAACAAACTTGTGATGGAAAGCTCCTATAATTCCTCGTGAGTTTTGAACGTCTATATTTGGTTGATTCTTATAATAATTGGGTTTATATCCATCTACTTTATAATTATGACCAATACCAAATTTTACACCAGGTCTTTCCGCACTTGTTCCTAAATCTACAACTGCAGATTTTACTTGGTGTCCAGAGGGATGTGTTTTGGTAGTTTCCCCCACTTGAATATCTTTTAAAAATATCAAGTTCTCCTGCCTATTCTGTTCATCTATTATTGCTTTTCTTTCTCTTTCTGCTGCTTCGTCTTTTAGTTTCTTTTGTTTTTCTTGATATTTCTTCTGTTTTGCTTTGTATACTTTAAGTTTCTCTGCTTTAACTGCTTCTTCTGAATATAGACCTGTTCCAGTTTGCTTTTGAACCCAGTGTAGAGCTAGTTCTGCATTATCCTTTAGTGTAGCATTCGGATTTTCTAGAACATTGACAACATCTTCAGGAATATTTTCTGTTATAAAATCAGTAGATGCCTTTGTAAGGCCAGAGTACCATGGATCACCCTCATCTTCTTTGGCTTGTGGAGTATATTTTGGACCTTCTATTCCTGTAGGAATACTTCCTTCTGGTCCTGTAGGGCCTATAGGACTTGCAGGAGCTTTTTGAGGCTCTAATTCTAAATGAAAATGGTCTCCATGATATCCATATTCCGGTTTATATGTTATACCATCAACAGTTACTGTATTTCCAGCATCAACATATTCTTTTATCTGCTTAATGCTTTTATTGTTCTTAGTACCCCCTATATCTACTCCAAGACCATCTAAATGGTAGCTATTAGGAGAAGATCCTTTTAAAGATTTGTTATATCCTTCTGTTCTAAATAGTCCTGTAATTGTTGCTTTTATACCTTCATTGTCCAGGTCTGTTAAGAAGGTTCTCATAGCATTATGAGCATACGGAGCATGGGCTCCTTTAGATACCTTTATATTCTTAAAATCTTCATCTTTTATAGGCTCTGTGGGAATGCCTTTGATTCCTGCCTCATCTTTAGCTTGATCTTTATAATCAGAAAGTTTGATACCAGGAAGTATCTTTTTTCCTTTTTCTACTATTTTTTCTTTTGCCTCCTCAATATAAGCATTAATAGGATTATCTTCTATTGGTTCGGTTACTAGAGTATTTTGTTTCCCCGGGGGTTCCTCTACTACTGGGGATTGTTGTTTAGTAGAGGGGTCTACTTTCCCGCAGGAGTCCCAGGAGGAGATTCTGTAGCAAGGTAGTTTGTTACTTCTTTTCCTTTAGAAGTAAAATTTATGTTATATAAATCTGATAGCACCCCATCTTCTTTTGCATCTTCTGGAAAAGATTCATCTCTAGTATAGAGTACCCTATTTAGATGCTTTGCCATATCTCTATAGTTCTTTGTGGCTTCTTTTTTTCTCTCCTCAGTTGCCGTAGCTGGATTATTAAGATTAATACCCGCTTCTATAAGAGAATACTTTATGAGGTCATCTTTTAATTTCTCATCAGCAACTGTTGCTCCAAATTTGTTACTATTCATTGTATGCTTGTTAGCGAATCTATGTACTTTTGCATACGTTTTGGCAGCCTTTACATACTCGTCTTTTGCCATATTTAAAGCAGCCAGTCTTTGTCCCTGATCTGCCCCTCCTCCCATTTCTTTTTCTCCTGTTTTCTCTGTTTCTGTAATAAGGAAAGGACTTCTTATACTTACTATTCCATTTGGATATTGTATAATTTTAAAGTCAATATTGTTTCCAAAAAGTTTACGCTTTGTTCCATCCATATAGGGCTTTGTTCCCCCTCCTAAAGGTATATTATATTCTTTTGCTCCCCCTATAAGAACGTTACTCCGACTTCCTATGTTAAATGGTAATGACTGCTGTAGTTGTTGTTGTTCTTGAGGAGTTAAATGGGAAGCGTGGTCTGGATAAAGCTCTTCTGCATCGGGGATAGGTAATACTTCTCCTTTCCCCATATTTATTCCTAGTGCCTCTTCAAATTTATCATAATAATGCATATTAGCTATCCTAGTTGCTTGCTGCTCAGAAGGTTTATCCCCATGCTCTTTTGCATGTAATGCATAGCTATCATATATATCTTGAAAAATCTCATTCTGATCATTATTAGGTTCTACATAGTACATATGATCTTTCCCTGTACTTTTGTTTTTAACTTTTACTGCAATTAAAGGATTATTATGGTCCCTAGAAAGTTGATGTTCAGTAATTCCTATAGTATTCATAACATATAATCCTCCTTTTTTCTCTGCTGCGTCCTTTTTCGTTTGCTGTTCTGCTGGAGTCAGATTCTTAAAATCTTCCTCACTTATAGTTGCATCTGGATGATATATTAATTTTTCAAAGGCTGGATTTTTAGCTAGTACTTTTTTTCCGTCCACTGTTTTTATTTCCCACCAAGCAAATGCTTTAGGACTGCCTGTTATTTGTTTATCTACTGTATACCCAATACCTTGTTTTGTGTTTACATACAGAGGTAATCCTCTAACATTAAAAAGAGCATCCTGTGCTTCGGGATATGTCTGGCCTGTTCTTTTATCTGTAGTTCTGTTTCCTTTGTCTTGAAGAGATGTTACTTCGTCTGCTACATGCTTAGTAACCGCTTTATCTAAATGATCTTTTTCTTTTGCGAATTTCATAATATTCTCAAGATACTTTTTTTCATCCCCAGTTATCATTTTACCATCTACTCCTTTTAGTGTTGACCACATTATTGGTACTCCACTTGGAGTCTTTCTAAGTGCTCCATCAGAATCTATCCAGTTAGGGGCTTCTAAAGATAGAGCTTCTACAAAGTTTCTATGTTTTTCTATAGTTTCTAAATTTACTTTGTTTAAATCTACTTTCTCATAGGGTATATATTCCCCCTCTTCTAATCCAGATCCTTCTTCATACACTATACCGCTATGCTGTATTTCTCCGGATAAGTACTTGTCTTCATCTTCTACAAGAAGACTTAACTGTGGATAATAATTAGATCCTTCTTTTAAAGTTTCTATTTCAGCTTTTATATTAGCTATTCTAGATCCCAATATGTTTCTCTGCATTAGATTATTTGCATGATCTTCTGCACTTATAAGAGCTTGATCTGGTGGAATAGTATCATTTTCATAATTAGATATATTAGTATTTACATTAGTTAATTGAGACTCTAGTCCCTCTAAAGTAGCTACAGGGTTAGGTTTACTCTTATCATAATAAGTAGTATTTAGGTAACCAGTATTAAGAGTATTTGTGCCTCCCTTAAGTGTTTTGTTTACTTTTTCCTTCTCTTTTTTTCCTCCTCCTCCTCCCTTATTTCCTGGGGTTTGCCCTGTGGTGCCTTCTTTTGGATCACTAGATTTCCTTATTTGTGTAGTAGCTTGTTCATAAGTATATCCTTCTAATACTCCTTCTAATATTCTTCCCATCTCAGTTTCTGTATCAAAAGTTATATTACCATTTGCATCTTCAGTATAGAATTCATCTTCTTTTATTGCTCCTGTTTTATTATGATTGTTTGAATATACTCTATTCTTAACATCTGTTTTAAATTGAGCAGATTCAATAAAATCTGGAGTAATCATTGATAGTAATCTTTTAGCTAATCTCTGTCTTCCAACTCCTTTTTTTTCTGTAAAGAAATGAGCTCTTTCATTTTCATCTAATTTAACTTTAAATTCTTCTTCGTATTTTTGAATTATACTTGATTTTACATCTGTAGCTCCTTTAGATAAATACGCTTGAATCCAGGGTTCTTTATAGTAGCTACTAAATGAAGCATCTTTTGAATACATTCCTGTAGTTGGTTGTCCTTCAGCATCAAATTGTAATGCATCTGTAGTTCGTTGATTTCTATAAAAATCTTTAAATTCATCAGGAATTCGACCTTTACTTCCAGAAGATACCCAACCTTTTAATGCTGCATCATAGTTTTGTTCTCTTAGTAAGTTTTCTGCAAAGTGTTTAAGAGTCCCTGAATGAGCAGCTTTTTTATACTTGCTTTGAAGGGCAGCTAATTTAGAAGCAGCTTGGGCAGGATTTACTTTCTCATTTGCTATATTTTGTGCTAGGGCTTGTACTTCCTCATCAAATTTATTATACTCTTCTGTAGCTGTATTTATATCCTTCATAGCTTTATAAGCCTGAGCTCTCCATAAATCATCAAGAGGGTAGGGGTTCCTAGTGTATTTAGGAGCCTTAGTGTAAGGATTAATAGCAGGAAATTGAGGCATTTTAGTATTTTTATGTGTTATATTTAATCCGTCTATTACAACGAAGTTGCAGAACCTCTAAGTATTGATTCTATAAGTCCGTCTTGTTTGTCAGGAGATAAATTATTCCAATCTTCTTCTTCTATGAATTTATCAAATAGGCCTATTTCTTGTATCCACTTCCTAAAATATCTTCCTCTTTTCTTTATTCTTCTTTCTTTACTACCCCACGGTCCCATATCATATGGATCTGGAGGATTAAATCTGTCCCCTATTCCAGGAGTGACTCCGGTACCATCTGTTCTTAGATTGGCCCCCGCCTTCGCTCCTGCATTTATTCCAGAATCTGCTTCAACATCTGCTCCCGCTTCCCCTCCTGTTGTCCCAAACAAATCTTTTAATGTCCTTTTTCCCCTCATACTATCTAAAACATCTCTTAAATACTCACTTGTATTTGTTTGATTAGTGTTATATGCATCTTGCCAAGCAGCATCTGTTTGAAAATTAATCATGTCTGCTGCTTGTTCCTGTGCTGCTATTGAATCCCCTATACCTTTCTTAGTCGCAACTCCTCCTGTTATTGAATTTACTAAATTCTGAAGCTTAGCGTTTTCTAATTTTTTCTCCATCTCTGTAGCTTTCTCTTCTACACCTGTTTTTGCATCTATACCTCTCAGACGAGTAGCAAGTTCAGGTCCTTTTATACCCCTTGTTCCTTTAATTGCATCATCTATTCCCTCATCTATTAATTTCTGCATATATCCAGTGGGAACTTCTGTATCTTGTTCTCCGATTATAGTTGGAACTGCACTTAAATCCCCCATCATGTTATTTATTAGAGGATTATGCCGAGCGTTATAGTCAGTTCTAGGAGTATTAGTTAGTTGATTACCAGCATTTAAAATAGGCATAGCACTGGCTGCTTCTAAAGCTCCTTCTATTATCTCTGGGTTATCTTCTATCCAATCTCCTGCTTTGTTTCCAAATCCTTTTATTCCCTCCAAGACATTTCCCCAGTCTACATATTGAGGTAAATCTCCCCCTTGTTCAAAAGTATTGTATCCAGGAGGTGCGGGAGGAGTAATTTGTCCAAAATTTGCTCCAATTCCATAAGGATCTCCTCCGTAGTTTTGTCCCCAATTAGGAGGAGGAGTAGGTCTTCTAAAAGGATTTGATCCTTTAGGTTTACCCCAGAAATTATATTTATCTCCTGGGTCAATAATTCCTCCCTTTCTTATAAATCCTAAAGGGTCAAACATATTTCCTAAAAAGTTTCCAAATCCATATTCTGGAATATCTCCTCCTTCTTCATATTCTCTTACCTTTTCTTTGCCAAAAATGTTTTTCTTCCACTTACGCTGTAATTCTGGATTCAACACTCTGTGAGTTTCAGTATATCCATCATCTGCTCCATCACCATAAGTATGATCATGCATTTTCCATTCAGATTGTTTTATTCTTTTAGGATTACCATGTTTATCATATTTTGTAGTTTCATATAATTTTTCACCAGTTTCAGGATTTTCATAGAATTTTGTTTCATTTTTCCATTCTGGTTTCCAGTTCTTATATATAGTATTATCTCCTTCTAAACTTTGCCATGCTCCTTTAAACATTTTATTTTTTATAGGATTTCTTGGTCCCCATAAAGCACTATACCCAGCCTGTTCTTGAATCTTTTGTATATTCATCCAATCATACATAGAAATTCCTTCAGGAAGATCTTTTGATACCTGTTGAAAATTAGGATTATTAGCTAAAGAAATATCTTCTCCTTCTTCTTGTGTTCCTTGTTCATATCTTGGAATATCTCCTCCAGCTTCATAATAAGCATCATGTACTAGTTTGTATCCGGGAGGAGGTTGATATTCTCCAGGACCTTGCATTCCCCCACCAGGAGCTGCTGCTGTAGCATACATATTAGAATATGTTCCTCCAGGACCCTGAGCATTTCCTCCCCCCAAACTGCCCCCAGTTAATCCAGAGTAAAGTCCGGAAGCTCCTGGAACATTTCCAAATATATTAGAAGCCATGTTTGAATTTTGTAACCCATCTAATGCCCCTGTGTGTTGCATTGCTTGTCCTCCGGGAGTTCCTGCTACAAAATTTCCAATACCTTCCCCAACATTATTCATAAATTTCTTAAATCCATCACCCCACTCATATTTTTCTAAATCTCCTCCTTGTGCCATATGAGATAGTGCTCCATTAATCTGAGAAGGATTAACGTTAAAATCTTTAGCTAGTTCATGTACTTCTTCAGGAGAATCATTTTTTCCTTCGTGAACATCCTTAATCCTCTGCTTTAGCTTATTTTCTCTAACTTCCCTTTGGTCCTGTTTAAGAGCCTCTTTAAGAGCTTCTAATTCTTTTATACGGGTTTTGGCAGCTGTTGCATCATAGTCAGCACTATTTTCTATTACTTCAAATAGTCGCTTTTCTTCTCTAGCTATGGCTTCTGCTGCGTCTGCGTGAGTTTTCATTCTGTTAGGATTTAAATCTTGATGTTATTAGCTTTTAACTTATCTTTTATTAATTTAGATAACGGAGTTTTCTGGGAAAATACAAATCCTGATTCTCCCTCTCTTGTTCCTTCTTCTCCTCCAACTATAGGTACTCCTGTCTGTCCAGTTTTAGGATTCTGTACATCATGGTCTCCATATGGACCAGTACCTTTAACTTTTGCCATATTGGGAGATATTTCTTCTAAAGTTCCATTTGGAGGATGAGTAGCTGCTATTTTATTTAAATTTCCCATAAACATTTCATCCTTTTCAAATTCTTTATCAGGAGTTCCATATCCAAAACGGGGGAGTAAGTCTCCCCCGAATTTAGAGTAAGGCATGTTGTAAACTTGAGCGGGACCATAGTTTGAATAGCTCCTGTTCCACCCCGCTGTAGGGGGTCTGCCTTTTGGATTATATTGAGGACCTGCAAAAGAATAAGCATGGGGATTACTTTGCCAATAGGAATTCCAATAATTATCCCAATTAGTATCTGCTCCATAAGAAGGTCCTGAAGAACCAGAACCAGAATTATTTCCGAACATTCCTCCTAACATATGTCCTATCATTCCGGTAGTTCCTTGATGCATACTTGAAGGTAACCAGCTGGTATAAGAAGGACCCTGAGAGTGACCTGAGTAAGATGCTCCAGGTTTACTCATATTTTTACCACTAAAATGGTTTGCTAACGCTTGATTTCCTGACCATTGATTGCCCATAGTATTAGCCCAGTTAAATAGCCCATACTTATCTCTTCCAAACCCAAATCCATGTTGTGGTAATTCTCCTCCATAAGCACTTAACATAGGAGTCATTCCATAACTACTATATATGTTGTTAAGATCTGGAGTCTTATTTTGCATAGCAGACATCCAGTCAGCCATTTGGGCTCCTGCTAAAGGATTCATTCCAGAACCTCCTGCTTGAACTTCAGGAGTTTCTTTACTCCTTTTATTTTTTCCAAAAAGTTTTCCTATTCCTTTAACTGCCCAGGGAATGAGGGGGATAAGAGCTTGGGCCCAGTATTCTTCTAATCCTGTATGGGGATTTATGGTAGGAGTATGCTTACCACTATACTGTTTAAGAAGTTCTTTTTCTTCTTTGTTTACATGTACTAGTTCGGTGTCTCCGAATCTTCCAGCGTTTTTTGCTTGTTGTAAATTCATGACATTGTTGTTATTAGGAATGTTTCCTCCTAGTTTAAATGGTTTTAGTTCTTTTTCTTCTTTATTTTCTTCAGTTGGGTCCCAGACTACTTTCTGAGCACCTCTATAATGAGGAGGTGGACCTACGTCTATATCATCATAAAGGGGTTCATTTGGTAAGTCCCCTGCTATGGCTTTTTCTTTAGCTTCTTCAGGAGTAAGTGTAGCTCCTATAAGATTATTATAAACATCATAAGGAAGTCCTTTAGGAATATCATACCATTTAAGATCTTCATCCGGATAGTTTTTATGCATATTAAAGATAGATTCTACTTCAGGTCTTAAACTTGCTGTAAAAGCTGCTGCTTTATCAATAAAGCTAGGACTTTCATTTCCTCTCTTTTTCCCTATCCCTTCAGCTAACCTACTTGTTGCCAAGGCATGTCTATAACTATCAGCATCTCTTTCTGCTTTTCCTATAGGCATCCCTGCCTCTATTTGTTGGTCCATCCAACTATCTGCTTCTTTAGTAGCTTCATCTGCTATATCCTTTGCCATCTTTTCATACTCGTCATAAGATAATCCAAACTCTGCTAATTTACTTATTAAACCAGAAAGACTCCCTCCTCCAGGCATAAGAGATGCTTCTTGTTTTGGATTTGTTACGGAAGGACTTTTGTACTTGCTATTTTTTTCTTCAGGAGTGGCATCTGTAAAAGGAAATCCTAGTTGCCAAGGTTCAGGAGTCATGTGGGGAGAAATAGCCCCGAGAGGTCTTCCGTCTAAAGCTCGTTCTATATGTGATTCTCCTTCTTGAGCACTCCTGGTAAAGAACTCAAGAGTATTCGGTTGTTGTAAATGCAACGGAGAATAAAGTGGTGGAATAAGAGACTCCATTTTTTTACCATCCCAAGGAGTTACATCTGCTCCTTGTGCATATTTAGAAAGATTTCCTCCATATCTGTAATTTTCATTTAATACAGTTGCTGCTGGAACAGATCCTGTAAGTAACATTTTGATAAGTTCTCTTTTTTCTTTCAGGGGGGTGGATTTTTTAAAAAATCTGTTTAAATTATTTATCTTTATTAATTTATCTACAATCTCATCAGAAGGTTCCCTGAGAGCAGAAAGGGAGGTACCCTCTTTAGAATGTAACATACCCTTAGCTGCTAAAGTTTCTTGTGCAAGTTCATTTGGAGATGCTTTCCAATTAACTCTCCAATCTTGTCCTTTTTTTAATTTTTTAGGAGCTACCATTGCATCATAAAAACGCTTTCCAAGAGGATTATCAGTATTTGCTATTTTATAACCAAAATCTTTTCCTCCTTCCTTTGCTAAAACACTTCCATACCCTCTTGTCATCGGGGCCCCTTTCCCACTTAAAAGCAATCCTATACCTTCTCCACTATGACCTGCTTCATGTATTGCTGTGCTTCTAACAACTTCAGGAGATAAATGATAATTTCCCTTAGTACCAAGAGTATAAGCATAATTACCTGTATTTAATCCTAATATATCTGACCTCATCTCCATTAATTTCTTTGTATCACCATATCTAGCAGGAATTTTAGAATCACGCAAATCTAGCAAACGGTTATCAACAGTACTTGTATTTCTATGGCCTAGAAACTGTAAATCATCTGGATGTTTCTTCAACCCACTTCCTACTATTCCCATCCTTGTATCAGGCTGGTGTAATTTTCCCTTAACCATATAAGGCTCAGGTTTAAGACCCGCTTTTTTATACATATCTTCTATTCTCTTTACAATTGTTGGATGTAAAGTACGGCTTCCCCCAGTACCATAAAAGTAATCATCTACAAACTGCAATCCCTCTTCAAAAGCTTTTTCTTGTTCCTTCTTTAATGCTTTACTTTTGTCTGTTCCATGCCTTGCATATCTATCATATTTTCCAGTTTTAACTGTTTTAGCAACTCCTTTAGCATGGTCTATCACAGCTTGTACAGTAGGAGTATTTTTAATATCTTTTAATTTATTAACTATTTTTGGAAGCATTTTTTTCCCTACTCCCCTCACTCCTCCAGCTATACCTAACCCCATATAAGTGGAAAGGTCTAAAGCAGTTTCAAGTCCTCGTCCATAGGGCTGTCCTGTGATTGGATTTATATCCATAAAGGGAGCATATTGTAATCCTGCAAGATCTTGGAGATTATATCTCATATCTTCTGTCACTGGTCCTATCCCTTTACCATAGAGTCTTACTCCAGGGTCTACAAACAATTCTTTTCCTAATCCTAAAAGCTCCCTTCCCAGCTCTGCAGGTCTTTCATATAAATTTGAAAGATTTTTATTTCTTATCTTATTTTTATATGCTTCTAAATCTCCTGGTTCTGAATAGACAGTAACAGAGGGAATAGTGCCTCCAAAAATAGGCTCATCATCACTAGAAGTAGGGTCTATATGGGTTGGATTATGTGGCATTATCGCAAATATAAAGTTTTACTCCTAAAATAAAAGGTTATTCTAATTTATTATCTAATTCAGTATATTATAAATTATCATATGTAATATTAAAAATTAGGTTACATAGGAACATCTATATAGTGCGTATTTATGTCATGTACTACAAATCTTCTATCTACTCCAGTTGTGTTTAGAAATTTTAAAAACATTTGTACATAAGGATTTCTTATCCGGGCATTGCTACCAGAACTATCTCTGGGGATTGCTAATCTCCAAGTTCTCATTCTTCTTTTGACATTAGTATTTGGAACTAAAGTAGTTGTACCTGTATCCTGATATTCATTGTATATCTGTAGTTCTTGAAAAGTTTCATTAAAAATATCTTCTCCTAATTCATTTTCTAGTATTGTAAAGAACTCTACATTGTTGAATACCTTAGTCCAATCTCCCTTAGGACTTACTACTAAATCTAAGGTCATAGGAAAAGGTACTCCATAAAACTCTTGTCTTCTTCCTTCATCATGTATATACATCCGGTATCCTTTAGGAACTTGACTGAATATCCTCCTGGTATCATTCATATAAATAGGAGGATAATGGTCATAAAAAGAGCTAAAAGCGTCTATGGCTTCATTAAATACCAAAGTTATGGACTGTGCTACCCTAGTATCATCATCTCCGGTAGTGATAACTTCCCCTTCAGGACTTACATACTCATAGGCTATTGTTCTCAGCTCTATGGGCCACTCTGAAGTTATGGAAACAGCAGGAAAAGTATTTTCTAACTCTAATCCTAGATTTAAAATAATTGAATCTGGAGTATAAGATTTTATGGTAGCTTCTCTCCAAATACCATATTGATCTTTTATTTGAAGATTGTACCCTAAATTTAGTTCTTCTACTATGTTGTTAAAGTTAATATCATCAGTAACAGTTCTATATCTTAGATTAGTATCTGTTAAATTATTGCTAAATACATATTTAAAGTAACCTACCGGAGCTTCTATCTGAAAATTTTGTTCACTTTGAAATCCAGGTACTACCTGAGCATTTACCCATTTATTAAGTAGGATAGGGTCCGTAGAGGAACCATCATAAATTTGTAATCTACATCCCGCATTTAGATCAGAGATTACTTTATTGTAATCTGCAGTACTATCAAAATTTAATTGATAAGTATCTAAAGAATGATTAATATCATATATTTCCCCAGTGGTATCTATTTGACATACTACTGGTAAATTAGCTAAATAATAAGGAATAGATATTCCTCCCCCAAGGGGAATAGATACTATTCCTAATACCCTATCTGAATATTCAGTTTTAACAACTTCTTTTAATGCAGTGTTTATTTCTCCAGAAGGTTTAACATATAATCCCACTTTTGTGTGGAAAGTAAATATGGCTTCATTAAATCTATAATCAAAAGTAGTTGCTATTCCTTCAAATAATAGGGAGTTATCTTTATTTAATACAGAACCTACTATATTATTAAAGAAATAAGAACTCATTGATTTTTGGTCTGAGAGTGCTCTTACTCCTTGCCCATCTATTTTATACATCTTCTTATGATAAGCATCAAAAAAGTAAATAGCTCCATTGCCTTTTAAAACTCCCCATTGATGAAATGCTCCTACTGTATTAGAAGCATAAGTAAAATCTACTAATCCTGCTCCAGTACCCAGTTCAATTTCTCCTCCTTCTAAATCAGTAATTAGAGAACGAGGATTAAGGTCTACTGTTCCATGAGCATGGTCTTGAAAAAAGATAATTTTTCTATTTAAAACTTCTAATTTATTTATAGGACCATAAGGACCATCTACATCAATATAATTTAAAGGTTTAAAAGAACTCCAGGAATCAGATAACTCTCCGTTTATCTTTAATTCTGACATATAAACCCTAGTATCAAACTCCCCTATAATAGTATTTCCAGCACCTTCTACTAAATAGTGTTGTAAAGTCTTCTCTTTATGATACATTACTGGCAATAAGTATTCATCAGGAGCTATTCTTCTTAGAGATATATCTCCTCCCCCTCCTTGTATGTAGTTATTGAACTCAAACCCGGTTCTTAATTCTATATTACCAATAGTTTGTACTGGAAAGATTCTACCCATTAAATGAGATACATAAGAAATTGTAAGGGATTCAGGATCTTGTGTAGTTTGGTTGCCTTGTAAGTCTAAGTAAGCTTGTTCATATATCTTTTTCTCTCCAAAAGCACTTATTGCTATATCTCCGCCAAATACAACAGTACTTAGTTCTGTATCCGTAGTATTTACGGGAACATAGTTTCCTGTAGTTATGTACTCACTATTCTGACGTGCCAGATAAGTATTGCCCCCATATTGGTTATTTGGAAGTCTGCAAAGATCTACTATTGCTGTATGTCCTTTCCGGGAAATATCTGAGTTATTTGAAGACCAGGAAAAATTTCCTATTTTATTGTCTTCATGGGGTTTAGTAGTTAGGTTGGTATATCCAAAGGATTCATTTAAAATTCTCCATGCCATTTTTTTACTAGGATTCCCTGCTCCTAGAACTGTAAAAACTCCTGGTCCTGCTAAAATAGCCTTTATGACTGGAGCTCCTCCTGTAGTATCAGATATTAATAATGGATTACCTCTGTTGGAAAATCTCTGTCCCTGTATTTTACTTTCTAAAGTATTACTTTCAACCTTTTTTATATCTTCTAATTTACCATAAGCATTTTGTGGAAAAGATTGTCCTTCTTTTACTGCATTTAGTCTTGAATTCCTACCTACTCCAAATATTCTTAATAAAGATTTACAATAAGCGGAAGGACCAGCACCTCCTAAACTTTCATGAATACTCTCAGGTTTTATTACAGTAGGAGTTCCTATTACTGGAGCCCCGTCTACTATGGGAGTAGCAATTTGAAAAGGTACTTGTAGAGGCCCTACATCAAGACCAGTATCTGATTCATCTATATGAACATATCCTGCAACAGGTTTTAGGTAATAAGATTTCTCTTCTGTTTCTCCTCCTTCATAATCTCTAATCCTAGCTCCTGTCATAAATTTAAGATCCGGAGCATCAAAAGTGACTACATCTTCTACTTCTTGAGGATCAAAACTACTAGAATATGCTGAAAAATTTCCTTCATTTACATCAGTATGATTGTATAATAACTCTCCTTCTAAAGTATTAGTACTTGCGGCATCTCCTCCAAAGACCCCTTTTCTTACTTCTCCTATTGCCCCTTCTGCTAATATAGTTCTATCTTTTTCTTCTCTCGGAGACCTTACAATAGAATATCCAGATATCTTACCTGAAAGTGAAGATACATCTACGGTAAATTTTACTCCTAAACTTCCTCCTACTGAAGCATAATTAAGTTTATATTCTTGAAGAGTATTTCCTTCATCTCTTCCTACATCATGTATTCCATAGGGCAGTCCTACTCCCTCGGGTATAGTTCCATCTTTTCCCCACCATCTACACAATACAGAATCAGGATTTGTTGCAGATAATTCAGAATCTATAGGCATTCTGATATCTGCTATCCATTTTACTTCAGAGGGACTTCCAGTTAAAGAATAGAAAACAATTCCAAATCTATATATTTCATCTCTCATATAGCCTTTGTAGTAGTGTTCCCATCGGGTATTCTTAAAATTTCTAAATCCAGGACCTAAGTCTATTTCTATAGGGGAGGCAATATTATTTTCTATATCATATAAATCAGTAGTTTTTATAGGCTGATTTATAAAGGGAGTCTTTATAGGAGTTAATTTATACAGATTTTGATAACCAGTCCAGGGGCTTGTATTAGTAGGAGCAGCATTAGTACAAGAGTCTAAGATAACTTCTTTGGTAGTAAATTCATATTTTATATTAGGACCTTCTCCTCCTCTTGTAACTCCATCCGTCTGATAAGAATAGTCATCCGGAGAAAGATTAGCAGTCCTATCATCATTTTCTGGATTTATAACATTTTCTTCTAAATCAATTCCCCAATTTAATTTTCCAGAACTAATAGGGGTATAAGAGTCTCCGTTAGCATTAAATCTATAGGCTCTTGCATCAAAATCTAAATCAAAAGCAGCATGTTTTACGTTTCCAAAAAGTAGTCTGGAATCTTTAGTAGCCATAGTTTTAACCTTCTCAAAGTCTATATCATAGGAAAATAAGCTAGATACTGTAACTTTAGGCTTATCTCCCAGAGAAGATATTGTTAGTTCTAAGGAAGAGGTATTACCTATTAATTTTTCTTCTACTAAATAAGCAAGTTGATTAGAAGGAGCATCTTGATATACTACATATACATATATTTTATCAAACCCTTTTGGTATATTAGGAATTAAATACCGTAAGGATTTTTCGGTACCTATAGTAGTTTCTGGATAGTTAGTATTTTCATAATTAGTTTCTGTTCCTTGGGTAGAGGTTACATCTGCGATTAGGGGTACATAATTACTAAAGGGAGCTATATTTGTAATATTTCCTCCAAATTTTTCTAGTTTATAGGTTAGATAATAAATTCCGGAAGGAAGTAATCCTCCAGACTGTTCTTCCCCACTTACCATTGCAGGATACAATTGAGATTTACTACTTAATAGTAATTCATCCGGAATAAGGGCCATTGCATTTTGATCAGCTAAATTTATTTTACGGGGAGGATGAAAATTATCAGTCCAATATAAAAGCTCTGTATCTTCATTTTCCCTATAAGAAAGAGCTTCTATAGGATGTTTTTCTGATAAATTAAGTTTCTGATTATATTTTAATACTATTTTTTGGGTACCCAGAGGATTTTCTGAATCATAAGTATTTTCCCAAATCTGACCATATTCTAAAGGACCTTGCTTATTGACTGTGAATAGAAGTAATCTTTCTCTTAAGACTGTAGATCCTATTACTTTAAAGTTTAAAAAATCATTTGCAACTTCTACAGATGCGTAAGGAGAATAATTTTGAAGTATAATACCGTTAAAATGTACGAATTCAGTATAAAGTACTAAATTATTTCCACCTGGAACTTTGTAGTATTTTATTTCTTCTCCTGTTCCTACAGTGGTATTAAAAGTATCTACAAGTCCTGCAATCTGGGTAAGATACTCTTCTCCGGTGTGAAAAGTTACAACTCCTGAAAAATATGCATTTCCAGATGTAGGATAACTAGCATCAAAATCTATAATTACATTTTCTTGTTTTTCTACTAAAGGAGAATCATTTGTTAAAGGAGTAGCACTTATGTACATAAAAGATTTTAAAAGGGGAAAATCATAAGCAACAGCATTTCCTTTAATATTTTCTAGAGCCCTAGTAGACAGTCCTTTATCAGTTATAGGCCTGCCATTACGCAAATTCTCATATTTGGTATTTTCATACTTCTGTTTAGAAGTATCTTTATCCATACCCTTTATAAAAGTATTAGTATGTACCTGTGGCTTCATTTAAAAGGAATTAAGAGTATTTTGTTTAGCAGGGTCCCCTACATACTTAAAAGAGGTTTTATGAGAACGTAGGATAGGAATAAGCCGTATAAATTGATTTTTCCAACTCTCCATCTCATCTATGCCCGGCATTAGCCCTGCAGAAGTTGCAGCACCTATGTACCAATCCCTTTCTCTTTGTAAAAAGTTAAACTTATCGGTTGTTAGTTTATTGGATAGATATAATTTCTGTCCTATTTTTTCTGCAATATATCCTTTAACTGCTTGGATGTACTTTATATTATCTGGTATAGTAGGATATCCATTCTCATCTACTGGTAGAGACTTGTAGCTCATTTCCAATTCTCCTTCTTCAAAATTAGTAAAGATGTAACAATCAGATAGATTATAACTTAGCTCAGTACTAAAATTATCCTTGACTAGAGTACTATTAACTATGAAGGGAGAAGTAAAATTTATATTTCCAAACCAGGATAAAGTAGTTTCTGGAGCATCAGCTTCTGATTTTTCAAGTCCCCTATGGAAATTGTCTTGGGAATACCTAAGGGGTATCTTTGTAGATTTTTCTCTTATTTGAGTAATTTGAACTAATCCACAAGGTAATTTACCCCTATATTTCTTTATTTCTATAGGACAAGGATGGCCAATAGCCTCATTACCATCAGTTACTTTTTCTACATATTGCTTAGGAGCTGCTATTAAGTCCATAGCTTCTCCTGCCCATTCCATAGCATCTACCCAGTCTATTTCATGAGTCCATGCATAATCACGGAATATACCTTCCATAATCCTATCTATGCTTACATATTTTCCTGTTAGTGCCATTGTTTAATTTTTAATATTAACCTACTCTATTAAATACTTTCCATTTTGATACAACATGGTCATACCAAAATGATGCTGTTTCATTTCCTTTTATTGATTTATCTGCTGAATCTCTTAACAAAATACCGTTTGCAGCAGTTCCAGAATTATCATCCATGAATTTTATATCGTTGGTAACATGTACATTACTTATATGTATTACTCTATTTACACCTGTAGGTGGAGCAAGTATTCCTGATATTTCATGACCAGTAGCGTCAGGATCTACTCTATAAACATTAGTAACATTGTGAATTGCGTTGGTAATTGTAGGAGTTGTGTTTGATCCTGAATCTCCCAAATTATCTGTATCTCCTGTTAAATCAAAAGTATAAATACCATATACCTGCTCTAACTTTCCTCCTAAATAAATCCAATTATCCCCATCATATGCTTTTAAATCATTAGTTGTATTATCCCAAACCATTAATCCCTCTATTGGACTTCCTATTGCATTCATTTGCGTTGTGGTCATTCTAGGTAAAGCAAATCCTTCTGTTGTTGAGGTAAGATCTAAAATGGCACTTGCATCTGCAGTTGCTGCTCCTATTGCAATTCCTGCAGCAGCATTGGTAAATCCTAATGCCAGAGAGTTCATA